CCGGTTAGCGCACTAGTCTGGGGGACTAGGGGTCGTGGGTTCGAATCCCGCCACTCCGACCATTCATCTTATTGATATTGCTGATAAAAAGCCGCGCCCCTTGGGACGCGGTTTTTTGATGAAATGGAACAAAACAGCCCCGAATCACCGAATTTGGCGCAAAAAGTCCCGAAGTTTTCCCGAAGTTTGTTCGCGGGATGTTCACGGAGCAGATAGCGCCCATGCGATCTTTTGCGCGACCTCAAGCGCTTCGGGTTCCGTCAGGCGGTTTGTACTGTTCCTGCGCGCCGCTTCGTCCTCGAAATAGACGTAGGCGAGGTTTCGGCCTTCGGCATCAATGATCCCGAAAGATTCTGGATGGTGTATGATTTTGAGGGGCGGTGTGATCGGCATGGACGCAATCCTACAGCTCCCCCGCCCATGCAAAAAGCGCCGAATTCATCGGATCGCGAGGTGCTTTTGCAAAAATTATGAATATTATAGTTGACACATCACACTCTCAAGGTAGATTCGGCCACAGCCACAGAGGGAGTGAACCCATGATCAATTTTAGGGCGGCTGTTCTAGTTAGCCTCATTTTTTATACTATTGAATCTTATGCCCAAGACGTACTTGTAAACTTGGAAACCAGCTCAGATCACCAGTCGTTAGTAATAAACAGCGCAAAGCCTGTAACCCAGATACAGTTTTCTGGGGAGGCGCTAGATTCGGCGATTTCACAGATTGGGCAAATAAGAGCGCATATTACGCCGCCGATACCACAAGACCCAATGAATACTAAGGTAACTAGCCCAGGGCTACTCGATGTTACGCCTGATCCTGATCACAAAGGAGTTGTCGTGGCGGTATTTAATCCAGGGTTCGGCTGGATTGGCTCTCATATCACTATTAGTGAGGCAAAGAGCCTAGACGAAAACCTGCAAAAGCTTTTGAGGGCCTTGCAATAATCGCATCATAATCGGCAAAGATCGCGGCGGCGCCAGCGTCGCGGCGATCACGCAATTTTTGGCTTTTTCGTTTTAGCCTTTTTTCGGCGCCGGGCTCTCGCTTGGGCGGCCGCTTCCATTCCCGCTGCGACCTCGTCGTCCAGCACGTGGGCGTATTTGGTTGTCGTCTCAATTTTTGAATGGCCGAGGGCTTTCTGGACGAGTTTCAAGTTGCCTGTCGTTCGCAGGAGATTCGTTGCAAAGTCGTGGCGGGTGTCATGGAAGCGCAAGTCGGCAGGGAGTGCTGCTCCGGATTTGCGCAGGCGGGCGCGCCGCCAAATGGTTTTGAGTCCCGATGTCGTCACTGGGTAGAATTGGCCTTTGATTCGGGCTCCTTCGCCGTTCGGTGATTCTTGACGGTTGCGCGCGGCTTTGTATGCAAAGACATAGTCGGTCGGGTTTTTCATCGCGACCGAGAGGATGGCGCGCATTTCGCTCGTCACGGGCTTGCGAATCGGCTTGTCACCCTTTCCAGTCGTCCAGATCGCTGCGCCAACGAGATCGACCTGCTCTTTCTTCAGCAGACATTCGGCCATGCGTAGGCCGCTGGCCCGGGCGAAGGCGACGACGGCGCGATATTCTTCCCGAATCGCCGCGTCAATCTGCTCTTCCTCGTGCGGCCGGACCTCTCTGACGCGTTCGATGGGCTCTTTGAGGATATGGACCTTCCAGTCGGGCTCGCGCACGAACTTCATTCCCCAAGCTCTCTTGGCGCGGTTGAATAGTTTTTGCAGCGGCTCGATGGTTGAACGATTGACCGTCGCGGGCTCCAGCAGCTTGGCTTTTTTTCTGCCCTTGACCGTCTGGCCGCGCCGCCATGCCACAAGGGCCGCGACGTCCTGATCCTTGATGTCGTCGAGGCGCCTGGCCGGGCCGAAATAAAGCACCAGGCGCTTCAAGTTCGCCATGGTCGTTTTTGGGGCGGCGTGGTGCTGGCCGACTTCGATCCAATAGCGATCGGCGGCGAGGTCCATTGTGACGGGATCGGCTTTGCCGGCGGCGACCTCGGCGCGCGCGCGCGTCTTGGCCTCATCCTCTACCGCCTTGGCCTTTCGTTTGTCTGTGCACTCAGTCGAGCCATGAAACCGACGACCACCGATCCGGAAGTCGAAGTGGTAGAAAGCCGAGGCTTGGTGCTTGTAGAGGGACATATCGTTTCTTTCCGCCGAAGCTTGAAGTCTTCGAGGTCAGCCCGATCGAAGGCCATGCGGCGATATTTCTTGCCGCGACCGATATTAATGAAGGTGATAGTGCCGTCGGCGACATGGCCGCGCAAGGTTTTCACAGAAATGCCGAGTTCTTGCGCCGCCTGGGCGGGCGAAAGTGTGCTCATGGCGCGCCCCAGATGGTCTTGAAATTGGTGTCGAAACGGTCGCAGACGCCCGGTCCGCGCAAAAGGATCAAATCATTGTCCTGTTGCTTGAGGCCGCTCGCGCTGAAATTCGCCCCGCCGGTGCGAAGGGTCCGTTCGTCGATGCAGTAGGATTTCAGGTGCATCAGCGTGTGGTCATCCGCCTTGAAGCGAATCTCGACATTGCGGCTTTCGTTCAGCTTCCCGAGCGCCTCCTTCGGGCGTCCAAATGGCTCGGGGCCGCTGGAATCGCGATAGACGCGGATCTTGACGCCGCGTCCCGCCGCTGCGGTCAGGGCCTCAATGACGGCGACGTCGGTGAGGACATAGGCCGCCATGTCTATTTTTTCGCGCGCGGCCGTGAGTTGCGCGACGTCGATCTTTTCGAGGTTTTCGGTTGGGGCGTAATGGGTCTCGACTGTCAGCGGATCGGCCTGCGCCGCGCCGGCGGCTGCAAAAGCGAGGATTGTGGCGATCTGGATAGGCATGCGGGCCTTCATGATCTGTTCGTCCATGTCGAGCAGGGTTTCATAACGAGGGCCCGGCGGCCTGCGATTGGTTTGGCGCGGCGGGTTGAGGACGATAACGAACCAGCCAAAGACGGCAAAGGCGAGAAGTGGCATGGCTGGTCACTCCGCTGCGAAAAGGGTTGCGATCGGCTCGCTCACGGGCTGGCGCTTGCGCGTCGTCGCGCGACACTCGTCCGGGGTGTAGTTCGCGGCGACAAGGGCCTTGGCCATGACGGGGCTGACGCTGTTGCCGCACATGCGGACGGAGGCCGTTCCGGTCAGCTTTGTGCCGTCCGGGCGGCGGTCGATGACGTAGGAATCGGGGAAGCCCTGCGCGCGGAAAAGTTCGCGCGGACGCAACATTCGCATGCCGATGTCGACGATCTCATAGGGCTCGCCGTGGACCATCACGAGGCCGAAGCGGTCGCGGGTCGGGACGGTATGCATCGGCTCGGCCGGGCTGACGCCGTCCTTGTCGTTGCCGTAATATTTGACCAGGAAGGCGCGCACCTCGGCGCTATGCGTCCCTTGCGCCGTCACGGTCGGATGCGGCGTCTCGATATCGCTGGCGCGGCGATCCGAGCCCTTGAGGCTCAAGAGGTGCGCCGAAACGACGCCCTGTTGCGCGCCGGTCGCGGTGACCGTCGAGACCGGTTCGTCCGCCGGTCGCGAGCCGGGGCATTTGCCGCCATTGTGCTGGGCGAGGAAGGCCGCGACGACGCCATGACGCGGCGCGCCAGCCATGACGGTGTGAAGGGGTTCGTCCGGCAGGTGGCCGACTGAGTTCTCGCTGAACTTGGTCAGGTGGACGGCGGCGAGGACAGAATCGGCCTTGGCCGTCACTGTCTGCAACGGCTCGTCCGCCGATCGTGGGCGCGATTGGCCGGCGCGACCGCCGCAACCGGCGATGACAGGAACAATGATCGCGTTCTGATCTTTTTTCGACGCCGTGACGGTATGCAGGGGCGCATCGGCGGGGCGCGTCGCGCCGCCCTGCTGAGCATAGGTGACGACCGGGACGACGAGGCCGTGCGCGATCCCGCCGCCCGTAACCGTGCCGAGCGGCTCTTCCATCGGATACTCGCGGCGGCCGCCGGAAAACCCGTGCGCGACCGAAATAATAAACGGCTCGGCCGCGTCGATGACATAGCGCTGCACGCCCTTGGCGATGCGGGCCATCGTCGCCTCGGCCAGCGGGCGGTTGACGCCGACGGCGCGGCCTTCCTCTTTGGTCAAAAAGATTGAATGGCAGGGCAGCGTCCAGTCGATGATTTCTGCCGCGGTGCGCCAAGGCTGGAGCTTGCCGCTCTTGACCTCTTCGGATTTCGGATTGCCGTGCGTCGGCGTCGGCCAGACGATGGGGCGGCCGTCGCAGCGGGCGACCAGAAACAGGCGCTTGCGGATGGTGGGCGCGCCATAGTCGCAGGCGCGCAGCTCGCGCCACTCGACCTTGTAGCCGAGCTTTTTGAACTCGCCGACCCATTTGCGGAAGGTCTCGCCCCGACGCCCAGCTGCGGGCCTATCTGTTTCGTCGAGCGGACACCAGTCCTGAAACTCTTCGACGTTTTCGAGCAGGATCACGCGCGGGCGGCGCCGTTGCGCCCATAGTACGACAACCCACGCCAGGTCGCGGATGTTGCGCGACAGCGGCTTGCCGCCCTTGGCCTTGGAGTGGTGCTTGCAGTCCGGCGAGAACCAGGCGAGGCCGATTTGGCGGCCCGGCATGACCTCGTCGGGATCGATCTGCCAGATGTTCGAATTCAGGTGCAGGGTATCTGGGTGATTGACCTCGTGCATGGCGATGGCGTCGGCGTCGTGGTTGATCGCGACATCCGGCGAGCGTCCGAGCGCCATTTCGATGCCGGTCGAGGCCCCGCCCCCGCCGGCGAAGGAATCGATGATGATTTCCATCAGCGCGCCTCCGCCAAGAGGTCGGGCATGGGCGGCATCTCATCCTTCTTGCGCCAGCTTTTGAAGAGCGTCTCGGTGGGTGTGACGATCGAGAACGACCCCTGGCAGAGCCTGACGCGCAACCGCTCGGCCAGCGTCTCCGCATGGCCCATGATCTCGTGCGGCGTTCTTGGAAAGCGCGGATAATTGATCATGCCGACGCGCACGCCGACCTCTTCGCCACCTGTGTAAATGAAAGAGACCGGCTCGACGGTCACGCAAAACCCGACCTCGGCGCAATATTCGCGACAAACCTGCTTCGCCTGCTCAAGCGATCCGCCGATATAGATTTGCGCCGTAAACGTGTCGGCGCGCAAAAGCGCGGTTATGGCAGTCATGATCCAAGCAACTCCCTGAAAATGATTGGTTGGACGGTGCCGTCCTGATTGACCGTATCGAGCCACGATCCCGCGTTCGGCTCGTCTCCGGTCCATTTGTCGGGAAATGTGCGCGCCTCGATCAATTCCCGGATGCGCCGCTCTTCTTCGGCGTTGATGAGGTCGACGCTGGCGCGCTCTTGAATATCGAGGATGATTTCCAGCGCCTCGGTTCGCGCCGCCAGGGTCAGCGGGCCCATGCGTTGCGGGTTTTTGGCGATTGTGCCGTCCTTCAATCGCTCGACGCCGGACTTGCGCAGGCGTTGGCGCGGCTCGCGCATCCAGCGATAAATCGGCTTCAATTCGAGAAGCGGCGCGAGATGCGCCCATTGCGGCAGGGCAATGACCGCCTTCAGCGCCGTGTCATCGGACGCGAGCGGGCATCCGACGCAACCGGTCCGGGCGTTGATCTCTTCCGCTTCGTCGCCGCCATAGGCGTCGGCAAGGATGCGCGTCGGCCAGCCGCCGAATTCGGGCTGCGGCGCATAGATTTTGAGCCAGTCCCAGACGATGCAGACGCGCCAATGGAGGATCGGGGCCAGTGTCGCGATGCGGCCTCTGATGCCTTTCGCGTCGGGAAGAACCTTTTGATACCACCCTGGCCGCATTCGGCGCCGTCCTTCGAACAGGACATGGCGATGCGCCCGTCGCGGACCGCGCTTTCGCCTTCGCGGACGCCGGTAATCATCAGCGCTATGCCGGGAAGGTTGGCGATCGCGGATCCGAGCGCCGCCGACATGGGGTCGACCTTGATCTGGCGCGTACACCAGCGGAGCGTGTTGTTGTTCGGCGGCGGAACGCCTCGGCCAAGGATGTAGACCAGAAATCGCTTGTCGAGCGGCGCGCGAACGACCTTCACCTCGATCCATGCGCGCTCGCGCAGTTTCGCCATGATGGCGTTTGCCGCTTCCTGCAGCGGCGGCAGCTCCAGGCGGGTGTCGGCGTAAAACACATAGAGCCGCTCGGGCTGGGGCAGTTCGCCGGCCTCGATGAGGTGGACGAGAAGGGTCAGCGTGGCCGTGCTGTCCTTGCCGCCCGACCATGCGATGGCGATGTGATTGTGCTGACCCCAGTAGGCGCGCAGCGACGCCAGCGTGAGTTCGACGGCCTCCTGGTGGACCATGCGCGCGCCTGCCGCGAAGAGGCTGGTTGTCGCCTGCCGGGCGGCCATCAGCGCGGCTCCGAAGCAGAGGATGCTTTGCGAGCGTCGATCTCGGACGCGCATTGCATCAGGGCCGCGAGTTTGTCGGGGTTGTTGGCGAGCCAGCGGATGGATTCCGCCGCGCCGGCAAGGACATGGTTGACCAGCGTCTGATCGAGCGGGTTGCTGCGGTAGCCGACGGCATTGAGCCAGTGGCAATGGTGCGTGTTGTGCTGGATTTTCCGCGCGGCGAAAAAGAGGGCGGCGACGGTCGAACTCTGGTTGGCCGCCTCGGCTTTTCGCGCGCGGTCGAGCAGTCGATTGTTGCTGGCCTGCAGGTCGCTGTTCTGGCGTTCGAGTTCGACAGTGCGGTGCGCGCTGATGTTGGCGAGATTGGCGGAAGCGGCGATCGTGCTTTTGTCCGCGTCGGACAGGCGAAGGACGGTGCGAAACTTATCGACGTCACGCAATTTGCCGACGACTGCGGTTTCGCCTCTTCGCCAGGCAACGAATGCGCGCAGCCTTTCGAGTTCCAGCCGAATCGGCCCAAATTCATAAAGCCATTGACGGTCGCTCTCGATCTCAACGAGCAGCGCCTTCAGGGCGTCGGCGTCGCCGGCCATTTGCGGCGCCAATTTCCGGGCAAGCCAGGTGCGGATCGTCATCAGCGCCACTCCATCGCGAAGGGGATGTCGTCGTCGAGGCCGCTCGATCCGGAATAGCCGCCGCCGCTGGGCGGGGCCGGGTCGCGCGCGATTGAATAGTCGCGCGTCGAGGTCGAGCCGTAACCTTCGGGATCGGGCGCGGGCTTTTGCGACGATTCGAGCAGGGTCAGTTCGCCGCGGAAGGCCTTGAGAACGACCTCGGTCGCCTTGCGCTGGTTGCCGTCTTTATCGGTGTATTCGCGCGTGCACATCGTGCCTTCGAGGTAGCAGCGCGCGCCTTTCTTCAGATATTGCTCGGCGATCTTGCCGAGGCCTTCGTTGAAGACGACGATGTTGTGCCATTCGGTGCGCTGCTTGCGCTCGCCGGTGGCCTTGTCGCGCCAGCTTTCGTCCGTCGCGAGGCTGAACGTCACCACGCGACCGCCGGTCTGGAGCGATCGGCCTTCGGGATCGCGGCCGAGGCGACCGATCAGGATGACTTTATTGACGCTGCCGCTCATGCCGCGTTCCTTTCGGGCTCGGGGGCGGCTTCCTTGTCGCGCTTGCGGAGGAGGATGGCGGCGAGGCCCTCTTCGCTTTCGACCACGCCGGACAGGGTCCAGCCGTTGGGAATTTCGGGGTTCCAGAGATCGATCGCGATGGCGGTTTCGCCGTCCTGATAGGCCAGCGCGCAGGGCGCGTTTTCCGGCTCGACGTCTTCCATGGCGATCCATCGGATGTCGAAGCCGTTTTCGCCAGCGATGTGGGTCGGGTTGCAGCCCTCGGTCGCGTAGTGGAACATCATCGGGCCAAAAGTCCCGTCGCCACTCACGACGATGGTGTCGGGCGCCGGGACATGGGTTGCGATCTTTTCGGAGGGGATTTTCATGCTTCGGCTTCCTTATGGCTGGAGGGGTTGAGCGCGGTTGGCCGCGCGGGGCAGCATCGCAGCGCCGAGCGCGGTGAGGCGGATGGTGCTGGCCTGGGCGTGTTTGGCGATGAAGCCTTTTTTCGCCAGCGCCAGCACGTGGGTGCAAACGCATCCTCGCGACGAGACTCCGACGTAAAAGCCGATTTCCTCATAGGAGGGGATAGCGCCGGCGGTTTGCAGATCGTCGATGACGGCGAGGATCTTGCCTTCCATCGGCGTCAGGGGCGGAGGCAGCGGCCAATCCTTGCCGCAGTTGGGACAGGGCGCGTTCATGCCGGGAATTCCTTGTGTTGAACGCCATCGAGGAGGGAGCCCGCGCGGCGCTTGCCGACGCGGTACAGGCTTGCGCCGTTGGAAAATTCAAAAAGCTTGGGGCGAGCGAAGGGAATTTCGCCGTTATCGTCGCCGGTCCAAAGCCATTCGCCATGCTGCTTGAAGAAAAACGGGACGCCAGCCGCCGCGCATTGGTCGCGCAGCGCGCGCGGCCAGTCGGGGTGCATCGGGCGCGCGTGCGGGCCGCTTTCGCCGCCAGCTATGACCCAGTCGAGGCGCGTGTGCACATAAGGCTTCTGCGCAAAGCCGCGCCCGGTGTCTTCGAATTCGGTCCATTGGCCGTCTTCCAAAAACTCCTGCCACCACCATCCTGACAGCGCATTGACCCGCATGCGGTAGGTTGGTGTGTCCCTGAAATCGAGAAAGGCGTTCTCCGCAGGGTGAATGGCGGCGAGATCGATTTCGCCAAGTTGAGGCTCGACGCTGATGAACCGCTTCGCCGCAGGTATCGCCAGAATATCGGGGATGCGTTCGTCGGCGCGGGGTTGGTCTTCGACCGTACCGCCGGCCCAGATGCCCGGCGGCGGGTTTTCGGCTGAATAATCGTCGCAGGTCGCGCGGGCGTCGCCCTGGCGCCGGTTCAGCGGATCGCAGCGGTCAAGAACTTCCTGACCGGCGACGTCGTTGACTTCGTCCCAAAACCCGCCATCGTTCAGGAGCTTGCGGGCGCGCGCGGGGCGCTTGGTGAGCCATTGAAAGGTATGGCCGCGCAAATGATGTGCGGCGATCATGAGGCCGTAGATTTCGACGATTTTCCAATCTTCGACGGCCTGATGAAACAGGTCAGACATGGAATTGACGAAGATGCGGCGCGGCTTTTTCCAGCGCAGCGGCATGTGAAGCGCGTAGTCGGGCGCGTGCGCGATCTTGCCGGTCCAGACCGGGCCGGCTTTGCTCGGCTGGGTCAGGCCGGCGTAATGGCCGGTCGGCTGCATGCGCTCGATCCGCGCGGCCTGCGCCATCGCGTAACAATTGGTGCAGGCCGGCGAGACGATGGAGCAGCCCGCGAGCGGGTTCCATGTGGCATCGGTCCATTCGATTCCGGTTTTATCGGCCATCGGATGCGCCCTCGGCTTTGTTGGCGAGCATCTTCAGGCGGATGTTGATTGTCGCCGCGCTGCGCTTGCGGCCGAATTGCGCGAGGCTGGCTTCGGCGATCTCGCGGCAGACCGCGCCGGTGAGGCGCGTCGATTCGAGCATGGCGTCTTCGGCGGCGTCGAACGAGTGGACGACCACGCCGTTCTTGCGAACGCAGGAAAAGGGCTTGATCGGCTTCGGCGCCTTCAATCCCATGCTGTGCATGGCGAAGTTGATCGTGCCGGGATGGCGGTTCAGCTTCTGCGCGATGCGGCCGGCTTTCCAGCCGCGTTGCGAGAGCTGCTCGACCGTAGCGAGTTCGTCGGGCGAGAGGCGGCCTTTGACGATGGCGGGGGCGTCTTGCAGGCTCATGGTCAAACCCTCATCGGCATGAGGACGATCAGCAGATCGGCGTCGGTGGCGGTGCGGAGGATGGTGGGGCTTTGGCTGTCGTTCAGTTCGATCCGGGCGTTGTCGCCGTCGAGCGCCGACAGGGCGTCGGCGAGGTAGCGGCTGTTGAAGCCGATCTCGATATGCGCGCCGGAATAGTCGCTCTCGACCTCCTCCGCCGCGCTGCCGACATCCGGATTGGCGACGGAGAGGGCCAGCGTCGGGCCTTCGAACACCAGCTTGACCGCCTTGCCGCGCTCGCTGGAGACGGTCGAGACGCGCTCGGCCGCGCTGGCGGTTTCTCCGCACGAGACCAGGGCGATGTTGACGTTCTGGGTCGGGATGACGCGGGTGTAATCGGGGAAGCTGCCATCGATCAGCTTGGAGAGGATGGTGGTTTCGCCCGAGCGGACCATGATCTTGGTGTTGCTCAGTTCGATGTCGACGTGCGGCGCGCCGGCCTTGTCGTCTTTGGCGGCGGCCTCGGCGAGGCGCTGGATTTCGACGCAGGCGAGGCGCGGGACGATCACGCCGAAGCTGGATTCGATGCCGTCAGGCAAGGGCGCCGCTATGCGCGCGAGGCGGTGGCCATCGGTCGCGACCAGGCGCAGCTCGGTCTCGTCGGCGTGGAAATAAATGCCGTTGAGGTAGTAGCGGGTTTTCTCGGTCGATATGGCGAACGAGGTCTTCTTGATCGCCCGCGCGAGGCCTTCGGCCGGCAGGGTGAAGCGGTGGGTGATTTCGCCCTTTTCAAGCGTCGGGAAATCGCTGGACGGCAGGGTCGCGAGATGAAACTTGGCGCGGCCGGCGCGGATGACGAGGCGCGAGGTCACTGCGTCGAATTCGAGCGTGACCGCGTCGGCGGCGAGCTTGCGGACGATCTCGGCGAAGGTCGCGGCCGGGACGGTCAGGTCGCCGGGTGCGGTGATGTCGGCTTCGAGCGCGGTGTGCGCCTCGAGGTCGAGATCGGTGGCGGCAAGCGTGAGTTTTTCGCCGCTGGCGGTCAGGCGCAGATTGGCGAGGATCGGGATCGTGGTGCGCTTCTGCGCCACCCGGGAGACGAAATCGAGCGCTTTTCCGAGCGCGGCGCGGGAGAGGGTGAGTTTCATTTTTGGCTCCGTGAAAGAATGGCGAGCGCTTCGCCCTGGAGGTCGTGCGGCAGCGCGCGGTCAAGCACGTGCAGGAATTCGGGAAGGTCGCCCCGGCGAAGCGCGGTGCGCAGCGCTTCCATTTCGTCCGCGAAGGCGTGATCGATGTCGTCCTCGTCTTCGTCGGGCCATCCGCACGCGCGGCTGGCGACGATGCCCCGGATCACCGCGCGCAGATCGCCGCGCGACTTGATCTCTTCGAGCAATTGCTCGGTCGAGATGTCTTCGCCGGTGATGACGATTCTCTTGGTGACGTGGATGGCGGGCCTGACCTGCTCGCTTGTTGGCGTGGGCCAGATGAATTGAGCGAGGCGCTCGCGGGCCGCGCGAATGATCTGATGCATCTTGGTCTGTTCCGGCGTGGCGTGGATGGCCGGCACATAGGGTGTCAGATAGGACGCCCGTCTTTCGACGGTCTATGCCCGGCCATGACGATGCGGCGTGGCGTCAGGCGGCCATTTCCGGCGTGGCCTCGAAGGTCGGCAGCGCGGTTTTTTCGGCGGCGATCGCGAGGTCTGCGCACACGCGGGTCGTCACCGCGAGGTCGGGGCGGTAAATCTGGTAGAACCAGAGGATCCCGCCGCCCTGGATGCGGTAGCGCAGGCGCACCGGGATGCGCGCCTTTTCGCCCAAGAAGAACGGCGCGATCGACAGCAGGAACAGGCCGGGCACTTTCAGCACGTTGCCGCCGGCGTCGCGGTGCTCTTCCTCGAACACGATCTGCGCTGCGCCGGTTTGCAGGACGCTGGCGTTTTTCACACGCGATTCGACATTGACCTGCAGGCCGCGCGACAGCGTCACCAGCTCGGCCGGCGTGGCGATTTTCGTGGCGAAAAGGTCTTCGTAATATTGGGCCTCGTCGGCGGTCGGCGCGGTCAGTTCGGCGATGCGGTCTTCGATGAATGCGGCAAAGTCGATCTGTTTGAACACTTCGCCATTGGTTTTGACCCAGGCCTTCCATTCCTCCGACAGCGGGAATTCATAGGCGATACGGTGCTTGCCGTTGTCGGGCTCGCCGGCGGTCTTGGCCTCGTGATAGTCGATCACGGCGGTGAGGCTGGGCTTGGTCCAGGTCGTGTCGGCGAAAATGGCCGAATGTTCGGTCTGGTGGCGGATGGTCAGGGCGATGAAGCTTTCGAGCGTCAGGGCCTTGGCCACGCCGCGCTTGGTCGCGGGTTTGGTGCGCCACGCTTCGAACAGGTGGGCGACACTTTCGAGCTTCGGGGTTTTGCCGGCGATGGTGAGCGCGGGAATTTGCGCGGGAATTCCGGCGGCGCCTATCGGCGCCTCGACATCAATGACTTCGGCGCCGCGCGATTCGGCGGCGAGGTCGATCAATTTTTCAAGGGTTTCTGCGTTGGCGAGTTCGGTCATGATTGGCCTCTTTGAAGTGCTGGGGGTGAAGGGTCAGGCGTTGGCGCGCGGCGCGACTTCGCGCGGGCCGTTGAACATGTCGGTCTGGCGCGGGTCTTCGTTGTGCAAGGCGCCCGAGCCGTCGACGAAGAAGAAGCTGCTTTCGCGGACCTTCTTCGGACGTTTGCTGTCGAGTTCGACGTCGATGGTGGTGCCGCCGCCCTGGCTGGTGAACTTGATTTTGAGGGTCACGCTGCCGGTGACTTTGGCCTTGACGCGGCCGGCGCGGTTTTCCTCCATCGCGGCAAGCGTTCCGGTGATTTCCTCGGTCAGATCGCTCGGCAATTCGCCGCCGGCGAGAAGGCTCATCAAGGTGTTGGCGTCTCTGATTTTGGCCATGGGGGGCTCTTTCAGGCGGCTCGGCGGCGCAGCGCCGGCAGGTGGGTTTTGAAGAGTTTGTAGAGGTCTTCCGCCACCACCGACGCGGGGCGCAGGCGGTAGGTTTTGGGCAGCGCGGCGTGAGCTTCGACGTCCGCCGCCCAGGGTTTGGGCGTGCGGGCGAGGAAGTCGCGGCGCTCGGTTTGCAGCGCGCGCAGGTCGGCGGTGCGGATGCGGCGGCGGGCACGGGCGTCTGGCTGCGGAAGACCGGCAGCTGCATAGATGGCCACGTCGATTTGCAGTTTGAGGGTGACGATGGCGGCTTTGACCGCGCTTTCCGCCCTCTGTCCCTCGATCGCGCCGGCCATGGTGGCCAGCGCCTGGGCCGTCGGCGTACTGATGTCGCCGATAAAGGCCTCGTGCGCGTCATGGAGCAGCGCGTGGGCGCGGTCTTCGGGATCGGCGGCGTCGAACACGATGATCGTGTGTTGCGCGACGCTGATCGGCTTTTCGAAGGCGCCGTTGTAGCGGTTGATATAGGCCAGCGTTTCGGCGATCTCGGCGAAGTCGACCATGTCGGGGTCGGGCGCGAGCAGGTCGAAGGCCTTGCCGGTGCGGGTCTGGGTCCAGATGTCAGGCATGGCGCGTCACAATCCGATCAGAGAGCAAAAAAAGGCGAGGGTCAGGCCGAGGGCTGCGCCCGAAAGCGCATTGGCGGCGAAGTCGGCAAGTGTGGCGGCGCTTTCCATCACGGAATTTCCCTTGGCAGGTCGCGGGCGGCGCTGAGGAGATTTTGCGTCATCAGCCGGGTTTCGTTGGCGGCTTGCGCCAGACGCTTCGCCGCCTTTTCGAGTTTTTGCGCATCGGGATTTTGGCGCATCAGCAGTCCTGACAGGTCGCTGACAGCGAGCGTCTGCGACACGCTGCATCGCAGGATGCCGTTCATTTCGGTGCGGATGCTCGACAGGTCAGCATCGGGCATTTCAGCGGACCATCGCCGGCGAGCGGGTGACGGGAACGCCAAAATCCAGCGCCACCGCTTTGGCGACGATCTCGTAAAGCTCGGCCACGGTTTCGTCGCGCCGCAGCGCGAAACACGACCGCACGGCGGGCGGGTAGCGCCCTGCCCCGTCGAACGTCATGCCGCGCATGCGTTCGAGCAGCGCGAGCGCGTCTTCGTGCTGGCCGTCGGACACCGCGAAGCGCACCGTCTCGGCAAGCAGGTCGAGTTCGCATTCGATATGGGCCATGACGGCGGCGGCGGCGCGGCGGTCGGGCGCGGGCGCCTTGCTCAGCGCGCGGACCTGCGCACCGAGAAACCGGTCGGCCATATCGACGATGCGGGCGGCGGGGTGAAGGTTCGTCATGGCCGGGCCTCTTTGAAAGCGAGGCCGCGCGCGGCGGCGGGATGGGCCGCCGGCGATGCGGGGAGGCCGCAAGACGGCGCCGGCGTCGTGAAGGCGGCGTCAAGCGCGGCGTAAGTCCATGCCAGCATCACCGTGGCGAAAGCCAGGGTGAGAAAGGCGGCAGTGAAGGTGAGGTTGCCAGATCGACGGAGCATCAGGCTTCCCCTTCGATGTGGGGCGCATGCCTGTTGCCTTCGAAGCGCGCGAGGTTTTCGCGCATGACGGCGTCGAAAGCGACGAAGGGCTTGGCTTGCGGGCTTGACCGGTCAAAGACGCCCGTCGCGTCGCCGCGCGGATGGGCGGGATCAATGCCCCACTGGCTGGCGACGGTGATCCGCTCGTCATCGGGCGCGCGGGTCTCGGACCAGGCGCGCGCCGCCAGCTCGCGGGCTTCCATCTGAAACTGGGTGATCTGGCGGCGGGACCAACCGCAATCGACCAGCGCCTCAAAACCGGCAAAGCAGTGTTCGCGCCTGAGATCGTTGAGGTCTTGAGCCATCAACGCAATGATTGCGCGCGGCTCCGTCAGCCCGCAGCGCGGGCCGGAAATGATGGGACATGGCCTTGCATATTCCAGGCTGGCGCCGGCATTGTCCGCGTTGGAGGAATCGACCCCATGGCCAGCATGATCGCCCATTGGATTGTCGCCGACGCTTATCGTCGTCTGGCCGTCGCCGCTGCAGGGGAAGGGGGGCTTGACGATATTGCCATCGCCGCTATCGAGCAAAGCGCTGTGAACGCCGCTATCGAAGCGGCGCGAAGCGGCGCGCTGCCCGGCGGCAAGGCTGGCGCGCATGAAATTGCCGATGGGGTCAAGGTTGCGGGCGGGCTGTTCCGCCAGTTGCGTCTCATTCGGGACGGCGTCCACTGACGCGCGCGCATCCATCGGTCCCGCGCAGGGACCGGAAAGGCTCTTTGGCATTGGCAAGGCTCCATCGGTGGGAAGGCCGATGGAGAGAACCTAATACGGTAATTTTACCGCGTCAATCATAATCGGTAAATTTACCGCTTTTCCGCCGCTCGACGCTGTTTTAGTTATGGGCATTGGCGAAATTGTATTTTTTGGGCGCATTTACCGATGGATTTCATTGCTTTGGACGTCGAGACCGCCAACGAGAATTTCGGAAGCATCTGCGCTATCGGCATCGCTGGCTTCAAGGACGGCGAACTCGTCAAATCATTAGAGTATCTGATTGATCCGCAAGACCATTTCTCTCAAATCAATATCGACATTCACGGCATCACGCCGGCAATGGTTGCCGGCGCGCCCAATTTTGCCGGCATCCTTCCGCTCCTGACAGAGTCATTCGGCGCCATTCCTATCGCTTATCACACTCATTTTGACAGAGCGGCTGTCAACCGCGCGGCGGAAGCCGCTGGGTTGCCAGCTCCGCTATTCGCCTGGATTGACACTGCGCGCATCGCGCGTCGGACGTGGCCGAGATTCTCGCAACGCGGCTATGGCCTTAAAAATCTCGCCAAAGAGTTCGGGTTTAATTTCATCCATCACACCGCGCCCGAAGATGCTCGATGCGCCGGCCTCATTCTATTGAAGGCAATATCGGATAGCGGCCTCGGGCTCGCGGAATGGCAGGCTCTTGCGTCGCGACCTTTAACGCCGCGCCCGCGGGTCGCATTGGAGGGAAACCCAGACGGAGATTTGGCGGGAGAGGTCATCTGTTTTACCGGTGCGTTGACGCTCCCGCGAGCAACGGCGGCCGCGCTCGCCGCTGATTTAGGATGCGATGTCCGCGATAGTGTCACTACGGCGACGACCATTCTTGTCGTCGGCGAGCAAGATTTGCATAAGACTGCCGGCCAGCAAAAAAGTTCGAAACACCGCAAGGCAGAGGATATGATCGCCAAGGGGCAGGCTATCCGCATCGTCGGCGAGCACGATTTTCTTCAACTTGGCGTCAGCTAAGCTGAAATCATTTCGGGCAGATCGCCGTGATCGCCGCCACCCATTCGATTTGAGCATCGTAAATCGGCGGCTCGAATTGCGAGAGCAGCGTCCATCGCCCGGCTCTCTGACCTTTAGCCAAAAGTTTAATCAACACGCGTCCATCAACCAGCCCGACGACACAGACACGGCCTATGAATCGCGGCGACGCTGGCCGGCGCACCTGATCGTACAGCGCCAACCACCCATTGAAAAATGGCCCTAGACTTTCGCCTCTGATTTCGACGGCGACCGTCAATAAGCTGATTTCCGGCCCTTTCACATCGCCGAATGGGCCTTGTCCTTGATCAAACAAATGCGTCGCCGCGCCCGCTCCGACATGCCCGACCAGCGGGATCGCTAGCGGCTCCGCTTCGCTCGTTTCCTCAGGCCCTTTCCCCTCCATTAGCCACGTGACAGTTGTTTTCAGCACGGGCGCCAGCGCATTCAATGTTGTGATCGTCGCGCCGCGCCGCCCGGCGGCGACACCGCGCTTGATGTTGCGAATTCCGTCGGCGCTAAGGCCGGCCTGCTTCGACGCCGCAGTGGCTGAAAGGCCGACCACGTCGAGGCGCTTTTTAATCCGTTTGAGAATGTCGTCGAGCATCGGGCAGCAAAATGACCGCTCATGCCTCCTTGGGCTATCGGTAATAAAACCGTTGACAAGCGCGGTAAAATTACCGATATTCGGTTCCATGAACAATATTCAACACCTTATTGCAGTGGCAGATGCCTATGCCCGACATCGGGGAATTGGGCTATCGGCTCTCTCGTCGAGAATCTTTGGTGACTCCAAAAAACTTCCAGCCCTCGTAGAAGGCCGCTGCGACATCTATTCGCGGCGCCTCGAAAGGGCGATTCTCTGGCTTTCCGATCATTGGCCAGACGGAGCGGATTGGCCGACTGACGTGCCGCGTCCTCAATCGGGAGGCGACGCGTGATGGCGGGTTTAGAAGCGGCCTTTGCTTTTGGTTCAGTAGCAACCATCGCTTTTGTATTTTGGGCGGAAAATTTCCGTTCGGATGTCACCCGCAGACTTAAGAAACTCGAAGAAAATCAGAAATATATTTTTGATTGGCAGGCCGCCGTCATAGCGCGCGAGTGCGAAAAACGCGGAATTCCATCGCCTCCTTCGAGGAACGGTGGCGGCAGTCTCAGGGGAGGATGAGGGATGGCTCAGGGCGATCTTCCCTATCTCAAACAATTAGCGCGGTCCGGACTGCGTTTCGTCAAGAAGGGCTCGTCGGCGCAAGACGATTTCGTCGATGCCTTGGAAAAGGTTTTTGGTCGATCGCAAATCTCCGTTGTGGATGAGCGCGGCAATCCACACCGGAAGAACGTATGAAGGCGGACGAATGAGAATGACCGATCCGGTGGCCTCGTTTGCTCATAAATGGAGGATTCCCGACGCAAACGAACTGGAAGCTGATCGCCGTTGGCGCCTGCGGATGATGTTCGCTGGTCGACCCGAAAGCGCCAGCAGGGGTTGTGCCAATTGGGGGCCTCGTTGGCTTCGGCGCCTGCGGATGATTCCCGGGCGGGGCGACTTCGCGCTGATGACTTCGGCGCAAGCCTATCGTTTGGGAGGTCGGCGATGATTGTCGTATCGCGCTTGCCCATAAGTGGGTGGGTTTTTAAGGCGCTCGGCCAATTCGACATTTCCTTCGCTGAGGCGGCGCAGATCGATCATTTTCGCTTCGATCAGCTCTTTAAAAGGGTGATCCCGCGCCGGACCCATAATCTCTGCGAAAAACGCAGACTCTGCTGCCTGTACGTCTCCTTTGCGCCCCGCGAGCGCCAAGCGCGCAGCGAGCATCCGCGCCAGCTCGCACAGCGCGATGATCAATTGGCGGTCATTTTCGCTAGCCATTTTCGCCGGTCCTCGAAATCCGGCGAGCTTAATCGTTGTTTCGCTTTTCGCCAATGCGGCGTTGAGCGCCGCGCGGGCCTTGCCAAGCCGCGCGGATCGCTCTGCCTCGGTTCTCATTTTTTGTGCGCCTGCGTTGTAAAATCCCTGCCCTTCGACGTGTTCCCGCACGTCTTGGGCTTCCATTCCCAGCGGAGCGTGTGATGTCCTCCGCTGCATCTTTTCCGCGCTCCTTTGCTGTGGCCGATGAGGCCGCCCTTCTGTCCGACCCACAATCGGACAGGCGCATGGAAAAGTCTAAGCGTTCCCTTACGCAAGTTTGCGGGTTCGATCCCGCAAAGATGGTGCAGTTCCTGCGGACCAAGTTTCCGCACGACACGGCCAAGCTCGCTGGCGCGGCGCTCAACCGGTCGCCGCGCACGGTCGAAAACTGGCTGGCCCAGCGGGTGAACCCAGATTTCGTCGCCTGCGGCGACATGATCGATCTTTGGGGGCCTGAATTTCTCTGCGCCGTAATGACGTCACCGCCTGAGTGGGCGAACGAGGCCCTGGCGCGCCTCGAGCTCGAAGAACTGGAGCGGCGGTCCGCCGCGCTGAAAGAAAAACTGCGGTCGAGCAAAAAAGCATGATCGCCTTGGTTGGACGCTGTCGATGGGCGGGTTTTTGAGGATTTGGCATCGCTGGAGGGCGTTCGTGCTGCGCCGTCGGTCGCGGCGCTGTTTCGCGCTCGCTGAATGGGCGCACCGGCGTGGCGACGCGCTCGCGCTCCGCTCGCACGAGGCTTTGGTTTTGTCGCTGCCGGACGATGGCGCGGGCTGGCCCAAGGCCGCCGATCCGGTGAGGGAGCCGTGATTTTCGTGCGCTGGATTTACCTCAAGGGCGGTCGCCGCGTGGCGGTGTGGTCGCATCGCCGGCGCCGGCCGGAGGCGGACCGGATCTGGCGGGCCATTGTCGATGAAGTGCGGAGGGCGGCGTGAGCGAAATGTTTTCCCTTTCCATTGACGGGTTTGCCGCCGTTGCCGCGCCCGAGGCCGGTTCCGCGCCGCAACTCGCGTGGCTGCCTATTGCCGACCTCGTAACCGATCGCAGCTATCAGCGCGATGTCGTCGCATCCGGACGCAAGCAGATCCTGCGAATCGCCCGGGCGTTCGACTGGGCTTTCTTCGCGCCGGTGATCATGGCGCCGGTCGAGGGGGGGCGGTTCGCCATCATCGACGGCCAGCATCGCACGCTGGCGGCGCTGCTGATCGGCAAGGATAAGGTTCCCTGCCAGATCGTGATCGCCGACCCGAAGAAACAGGCGCGCGCGTTTTCCGCCGTCAACGGACAGGTGACGCGCATGTCGGCGCTATCGACCTTCCGCGCCGCGCTGGCCGGAGGCGACGATCTGGCGGTTTCGCTCGATGCGCTGGCGCGGCGGGCCGGCATTCGCATCCTCGGCTATCCCATGCAGGCCAATCGCATGCAGCGCGGCGATTGCACCTGCCCGTCCGCGCTCGCGACCCTGCGCGGGCGCTTCGGCGATCATGTGCTGTTCCTGGCCTTGCTGGCGGTCGCCTCATCGGCTGGCGACATTCGCGGGTTCGTCAACCCGGTGATGCTGCGCGGGCTGTGCATGCTCTTTGCGCAAAAACCGCTGTCGGAAGACACGGTGCGCGCCGTGTTCAAGACGATCTCGCTGAAGGACATCGCCGAGCGGGCGCGGCTCGGGGACGGATTTACCGACGCCGACAATGTCAAGGAAGCGCTCGTCCATCGGCTGGCGCGGATTGCAGCGGCCGGGAGGGCGGCATGAGCGACGAATTCTCCGTTTTCATTCCGCCGGCGCCGGCGTGGCTTTACGACATGGCGCTCGAAAAGCTCGGCGCGCTCCTGGCCGGCATTCCGGCGCATCAGCGCGAAAGCGCGGCGCGGCAACTGGTGGAGGCGGTGGCGATGATCGCGGTCGCCGAGGCGCCGGGCAAGGCTGAGGCGTTCTGGCGCGCCGCCGCCGCCGACGTGCGGCTACGCCCGCATGAGGATCGCACCCCCCCGCCCGCGTCCGTTCCGCAGCCCGATCCGTCGATGGGATACCTGGCGTTCTTGTACGCAGTGCTGGGCGGCGCCGTGATTGGCGCGGCGGCGATGGTCTTTTTCCGGGGGGCGGTCTGATGCGGCTGTCCGAGGCGCAAATCGAGGATCTCAAGTCGCGGGTCGATCTCGTCAAGCTGGCGACGTCGATGGGCGCCGAGTTGCGGCGGCATGGCCGGACCACGATGGGGACTTGCCCGCTGTGCGGCGGGTCGAAGAAGACCACGCGGTTCGAAATCAAGGATCAGAGCTGGATGTGCGCGGCCTGTTCCGAGGGCGGCGATGCGCTGGCTTTAGTGCAGAAGGTCAAGGGTCTGGATTTTCGCGCGGCGGTCGAGTTTCTCGGCGGCGCGCAAAAGATCGATCCCGAGGAAGAGGCGCGGCTGGAGCGCGAGCGGGAAGAGCGCAAGCGCCAGCAGGCCGAAGTCGCGGCGAAGATGCGCGCGAGCGCCATCGCGGGCGCGTGGCGGCTGTGGGAACAGTCCGAACAGTTTTCGCGTAGCGAGGTTGAGGCTTATTTGCGCGCGCGCGGGTGTTTGCTGCCGGCCTCGGCGGAAATTCGCGGCGCGCGGGCCGTCCCCTATTTTCATGGCGAGACGGTCGACGAGATGGGGCGAAAGTCGCCGCGCGTGTTGCGCCGGGGACCGGCCATGGTTTCCGCCGTGCGCGACAATGCCGGCGCATTCGTCGCCGTCCATCTGACCCATCTGAACGCCGAATGCTCGGGCAAGGCGAAGATCGAAAACCTGGATTTCAAGCCGGAAACCGATGACGAAAAGCTCCGTTTTCTTCCGGCCAAAAAGCAGCGCGGCGCGAAAAAGGGCGGGCATATCGTGTTGCGCTCGCCGACTGTCCCGACCCGCCTGTTCATGGGCGAGGGGATCGAGACGGTGCTTTCGGTCGCCACCGCCTTTTTGCGGGCGAAAAAGCTGCTGCCGAGCGACGCCTTCTGGTCTTCCTGCGACCTCGGCAATCTCGGCGGCGATTGTGTCGAGAGCGTGAAGCATCCGACGCTGAAATTGCGCAATGGAGCCGCGCAAAAGGTGCCGGGGCCGGTTCCCGACTTGTCCGCGCCGGGCATCGCGATTCCGTCCAGCGTGACGCGGCTGGTGCTGCTGGCGGATGGCGACAGCGACCCTTTCACGACCGAGATGGCGATGCAGCGGGCGCAGGCGCGGTTTGCGCGCGACGGGCTGGAGATCGTGGTGGTTTGGCCGCCGCGCGACATGGATTTCAACGATGTGTTGATGGAAGGGGCCGCGTGATGGCGAAGCCTGGACCGCGGTGGACGGACGCCGAAATCGCGCTGCTGCGCGAAAAGGTCGGGATTGGCCTGACCTATGGCGAGATCGCCGAATATTTCCCCGGGCGCAAGCCGAAGGCGCTCGAAAGCAAAGCGTCGAAGATGAAACTGTCGAACGAGTGCGACGGCGAGGAAATGTCGTTCGACCGGCTGCTGCACGCCAACGCATGGCATCGCGCCGATCTGGCGCGCGGCTATCCCGATGGACCGCCGCCCGATGTGGTTTTGCCGGCGAGCGGGCACGCGCCGCGCCCGTTGCGCCCTGCCCTGCCGCATTCGGGCTATGGCTCGCCGGGCGCTCTCTGCGCCGAGTTGGGGGGAGCCCGATGAGCCAGGAAACGAGCGGCGGCGTGACGTTTTTCGAGGGGTTCGACGGCGCGTTGCGGCGGCTAATCTCAGGGGCCTGCGACCTGGCGGGGCGCAAAGGCATCGCGCCGGATGATTTCACCGCCGCGCTGGTGACCAGCCTTGTCGGGCGCGCGTTCGACGTCGCCGAGACGCTCGTCGGCGCCGACAAGGCGGTCGAGATGATCTCGGCGCATGCGCGCGGCGCGCGCAGCGATCTGCAATTCGGCGAGCATGTGGGGGAAGTATGAACGAGATCGTATTGAACGAGCGCGAACAGAAGTTCTACGCTGATCTGTTTGACGATCTTTGCGAAGTCGTCGCGCGCGCCGCTGGCAGAGCGGATCGCGAGGGTTTGCCGGTCCCGGATTTTTGCGGATCGATCTGCGCTGCCTTCACCCAGTTGAGCTTTGAGGTGTTGGTCGAGGCGATGACCCCGGACCAGTCGCGCGCCGCCATCGTCAAGGCGGCCGACCACATGTTCGCCACCGCCGCTCTCGGCGAGACGAGGGGACCGCATGAACGCGCTGTCCTATGACGAGTTCCTGCGCGCCAAGGTGCCGATTGCCCGGCCGGGGGATGTTTCGGTCGCGGCGATCGAGACGCATTTTTCCGCAAAACCGCATCAGGCCGCTTGCGCGCGGTGGATGATCGCGGGCGGGCGCCGGGCGCTGTTCGCCTCGTTCGGGCTCGGCAAGACGCGCATCCAGCTCGACGTCATCCGCTGCCTGATCGCGATGCATGGCGGGCGGGGGCTGATCGTCATTCCGCTCGGGGTTCGTCAGGAATTTGTGCGCGATGCGCTGGCCATGGGCGTCGAAGTCACATTCGTGCGGCGGATCGAGGAGTGCGGCGAGAGCGGCATTTATTTGACCAATTACGAGACCATCCGCGACGGCAAGATGGACCCGGCCGATTTCACCGCCGCGAGCCTGGACGAGGCGAGCGTGTTGCGCGGGTTTGGCGGCACCAAGACCTTTCGCGAGTTCATGCGGGCGTTCGAGCCGGTGCGCTTTCGCTTTGTGGCGACCGCGACGCCTTCGCCCAACGATTATATCGAGTTGCTGGCCTATGCCGCGTTCCTCGGGATCATGGATGTCGGGCAGGCCAAGACGCGGTTCTTCAAGCGCGATTCGACCAATGCCGACAAGCTGACCCTGCATCCGCACAAGGCGGAAGAGTTCTGGCTTTGGGTCTCGTCCTGGGCGCTGTTCGTGCAGCGGCCGAGCGATCTGGGTTTTGACGACGCCGGCTATTCCTTGCCTCCGATGGAGGTGCATTATCATTCGGTCCAGACCGATCTGATCGGCAAGGACGCCGATCGCGGCGGGCAGATGATGCTGATCCGCGATCATGCCGTCGGCGTGCAGAACGCCGCGCGCGAAAAGCGCGAGACGCTGCCGGCGCGCATCGAGGCGATGAAGGCCATTCTCGCCGCCGATCCGGACAGCCATTTTCTGATCTGGCACGATCTGGAGGCCGAGCGTCACGCGATTGAAAAGGCGCTGCCGGGCGTCGTGTCGGTGTTCGGGTCGCAGGATCTTGAGGTTCGCGAACAGCGCATCGTCGATTTCTCGGATGGCAAGTTCAAATATCTGGCGGCGAAGCCGGTCATCGCCGGTTCGGGCTGCAATTTCCAGCGCCATTGCCACAAGGCGATTTTTCTCGGCATCGGCTTCAAGTTCAACGATTTCATTCAGGCGATCCATCGCATCCAGCGGTTTTTGCAGAGCGAGACCGTCGAGATTCACATCATCCACGCCGAGAGCGAAGAGGCCATTTTGCGCACGTTGCTGCGCAAGTGGGAACAGCACAAGATCATGGTGGCCAAGATGTCGCAAATCATTCGGGATTATGGGCTTTCTCACGCAAGCATGGCCGCCGCGCTCGAGCGTTCGATGGGCTGCAACCGGATCGAGGTCGCGGGCGATAAATATAAGCTGGTCAATGCCGATTGCGTAGAAGAGACGCGGCGCCTGCCGTCCGACAGCGTTGGGTTGATCGTGACGTCCATTCCGTTCTCGACGCAGTATGAATATTCGCCGAGCTATAATGACTTCGGCCACACCGACGATGATGCGCATTTCTGGGCGCAGATGGATTATCTGATCCCGGAATTGTTTCGGGTGATGATGCCCGGGCGCGATGCGGCGATCCATGTCAAGGACCGGATCATTCCCGGCGGCGTGTCGGGCCTCGGTTTCCAAACGCTTTCGACCTTTTCCTATGACTGCATTTCCGCTTTCAGGCGGGCTGGTTTTGCCTTTCTGGGCGAAAAAACCATCACGACCGATGTGGTGCGCGAGAATAACCAGACCTATCGCCTCGGCTGGACCGAGCAATGCAAGGATGGCTCGCGCATGGGTTTTGGCGTGCCGGAAAAGCTGTTGCTGTTTCGCAAGCCGCCGTCGAGCCGGGATAATGGCTATGCCGATGTTCCCGTGGTCAAGGACAAGAAATGGCGCATGGACGCGGTTGGCGAGACGCGCGACGGCGGCGGCGAGATCGTCCAGGCGGCGACGCCGGGCTATTGGCGCAACGAGGGCGGTTATTCGCGGGCCCGGTGGCAATTGGATGCGCATGCCTATACGCGCTCAAGCGGCGACCGGCTGATCGACGCCGACGAGCTGCTGGGCTTTTCGGCCTCGGACGTGTTCAAGGTCTGGAAAAAGTTCTCTTTGGAGACGGTCTATAATTTCGAGCATCATGTGCGGATCGGCGAGGCGTTCGAAGAGCGGGGCCAGCTTCCCGCCGATTTCATGCTGATGCCGCCGCATTCGCGCCATCCCGACGTGTGGACCGATATTACCCGCATGTTGAGCGTCAACACGCTGCAATCTGCCAAGGGGCGGGAAATGCACCTGTGCCCGCTCCAGTTCGACATTGTCGATCGCGCGATCAACCAGTGGTCCAACCCTGGCGATGTGGTGTTCGACCCGTTCGGCGGCATGATGACCGTGCCGATGCGGGCGGTGAAATTCGGGCGCGTCGGCTGGGGCTGCGAGTTGAACCATCGCTATTTTCTCGACGGGGTCAAATATGTCGAGGCCGAGGCGCGGGCGCTGGACGCGCCGACGCTGTTCGACGCGCTTGAGGCGGAACAGGCGAGCAAGGTGGCTGCGGAATGAGTTCGGGTTCCGATCCATATCAGCGCATTGTCGCGATGGTGGAAGCGGCGTCTCCCGCGACCCCCGTGGAGGCTCTTGCCGGGGACCAACCGTCGCAGGAGGCGGGCGCCGATGCTTGCGCCGATCTGGGGCCTTCCGATGCGGAGGTTTCGGGCGGCGATCCGAAGATTATCGCGGCCTGCGCCGGGCTGGATCATTCCGACACCGACAATGGGACTCGGCTAATAAAGCATTTCGGGCGCGATCTGATCGTGATGGCGCAGGGCGGCGTCGCCGGCGGCGACTGGCTCGCCTGGGACGGGCGGCATTGGGATTTGGACAATGGTCCGGCCTCGGCCGCGCTGCTGGCGCAAAAAGTTGGCGGGCGGATCGCGCTGGAGGCGGCGTTTCTCGATTTCACGCCCGCCGAGCGCGAGGCGGTCAAGGCGGAAGAGGCGTTTTCGGCGGATGACAAGAGCGCGCCGGCGGTGGCGGCTCGCGCCGCGGCCGAGGGCGCGCGGAAGACTTTGCAGGCGCGAAAAACGTCGCGCTGGCGGTTTGGCGTGTCGTCGAAAAATTCGGCGCGGATCAAGAACATGCTGGAGACGGCGGCACCGCATTTGCGCCGGGATGTGTCGCTGTTCAACACCGATCCATTGTTGGTGGTGACGCAGACGCATACGCTGATTTTTTCGCGCGAAATCGATCTGGAATGTCCCGATCCCGATGTGACGCGCTATGCCGGGCGCGTCGAGGCGCTGGCGGTGTTTCGGCGCGAGGATCTGGCGACCGGGCTGGTTCCGTGCGGTTACGATCCGCAGGCGGTTTCGGCCAAGTGGACGGCGTTTCTCGACCGATGCATGCCGGACCTCGAATTGCGGCGCACGGTGCAGCAATATTCGGGCATGGGCTTGCTGGGCGTTCTGGCGCAAAAGCTGATGTTTCATCATGGTTTTGGCGCGAACGGCAAATCGGTTTTTCTCGCGGTTCTGACGCGGGTTTTGGGCAAATCCTATGCGGTGGGCCTGCCGGCGGAAAGCATCACCGGCGGGGCCGAGCGCGGGGCTGGCCAGGCGTCGCCCGATATCGTGCGGCTGCTCGGCAAACGCATGCTGCGCGTCGACGAGCTGCCGGAGGGGCAGAAGCTACATGAAGACCTGGTGAAGCGTTTGACGGGCGGCGACGAAGTCACCGTGCGCAACCTGTTCAAGGGTTATTTCGATTTTCGCAATGTCGCGACGCCGCATATGAGCGGAAACGGCTTTCCGAAAATCGAGGGGACCGACAATGGAATCTGGCGGCGCATGCTGGTGGTGCATTGGTCTGTGACCATTCCGCCGGAAGAGCGGCGCGAGTTCGATGAGTTCGTCGACGATCTGCTGACCGAGGCTTCGGGCATTTTGAACTGGCTGATCGACGGGGCGCTGGATTTTCTGGCGCACGGGTTGGTGGTCGCGCCGGCCATCGCCAATGCGACCGAGGCCTATCGCGAGGACATGGACCCGATCGGGCGGTTTGTCGCGGCCTGCGTCGAGGTCGCGCCGGGGCACAGCGAGGCGGCTGCGGCGCTTTATGACGCCTATCTGGCCTGGTGCCCGGGGAACAACGTCACGCCCTGCCAGCAGACGCGATTCGGGCGGGAAATGGCCAAGCGGTTCGTCAAGGCCAAGAAGCAGACCGTGAGCTATCTCGACATTCGCCTGCATGACGTGCCGCCGCGGCCGGATGATGGGCGAAGCGGGTCGTCCTGGCCTGAGGGGTATGGGGGATGAGCGATGACTGTTTTTGTTGACGACGTTCGCCACGCTTTCGGTCGCATGGTGATGTGTCACATGTGGGCCGATAATCTCGAAGAATTGCTAGCGATGGCCGATAAGATCGGCGTTCAGCGCAAGTGGATTCAAGGCCATCCGACGCTTTCATTCGGCAAGCATCGTGAAGCGTCGTGGGTGCATTTCGACGTGAGCCTGGGCGCAAAAGCAAGAGCCATCGATGCTGGCGCAGTCCTGACAGACCGCTTTGGTCCGGTTGAACATGCCGCCAAGCAAGATATCGCATCCGGCGACCCCGTTCTCATCCAAATCGGAGAGCGCCGCCTCGCGATGGTTGCCAAAGCCCGCGCTTATCGGTCTGACCGCCCGCAACCCGTTTTGGCGCGCTGATTTTGCCCGAACCGTCTCGTTTTTTAGACAGTTGAGACGGTTCGGGACAGTTGCCGAAAAACTGTCTAGGCGAGAACCGGCTTTGCGATCATGGGCTTGCTTGGCGAGTTAGACAGTTAGACAGTTTTTCGCGCGTATATGTAAGCAAATGGGGTTCGGGGTTTTTGCGATCTTTTACATACATATAGGCGTCAAAAACTGTCTAACTGTCTACAATGCCTCATAAGTGTTTGTTTTTTAATCGGCTTATGCCTTAGACGGTTTACAATGAACTGTCTATAACCTTCTAAACCCTCTCACCTTGGCAAGAGGCTGGAAATGAGCGGCGAAAATGTGCGGCGGCAGGCGGTGATCAATATGGCTCTGGCCTGGACCGGATCGATGCGGGTTGTGGCTGCGCCGCCGGCGCGGCGACGCATCGCCATCGAGGATTTGCTCGCATGGGCCTATCTGAAGGAACTCCCCAAGACGCCGCGCATCAATGCGCCAGACGGGTTCAAGGGCGCGTGGGACAAGGTGGCGGAATGGGCGGCTGAATTGTCGCTTGCCGGTCTGGCGGATAATCGGTTTGGGGTTGTGCCCGATCTGCTATCGCAGGCTCTGCCGCACGCCGATGCGCTGATCGTGCACGAGGCGGTGTGCGCGCTCGACGAACTGGAGGTCGATGGTCTGGCGGAGTTCTCGCCGTTCGATACGCGCGACGATGTCGATCCGGCGCTGATCGCGCGCTATGAGGGCGCTGTGCGCTCGCGGGTTGTGACGATCGGCAAGGATGGGCGCGCGCGGTTGCGCAAGCCGCTGCGCAATCTGGTGTTCAACGCGGCGATTTTAGGCCGCGCGCCGGAATGGCGGATAGATGCTTTTGGCCAGGACGTCGAGCGCTGGCCGAACGGGATGGTCAAATATTTCCGCAAATCGGGACAATGGGAAACGAGCTTGAGCGGCGATATCTGGGTCGAGTTCGAGACGGCGGTATCGGCGGACCCGGACACCAAGCGACTGCCGGAAGGGGCGGAGCCTCACCCTGTCCTCGAACCCGACCCGACCGATGACGCGGTGTCGCGCATCCATCATGAGTTGTGGCGGCTGGCGCTCGATGTTCTGGCGGCGGACTTGCACGGTCGGCTGGAAAAGTGGGATGTGCAGCCTTGCGCTTTGCCGTTGCGGCCATGGATCGAGGGTGAACCGCCGCGTGGTCGCGTGTTGCGAGACCTGTCGCGCCCCGTGGCGGCGATTGAGGTGCGCGGCCGGCGAAAAAAGAGTGCAGGTAAAGCTTGACATGCGGAGTAGGCTTGGTGCAGTATCTGTCACGGTAAATCAGATTGAAAAGCCCGCTCGGAAACGACGCGGGCTTTTGCTTTGGGGGATGTGGGTGGGGCGGCTGAAGCAGCTCTCTCCGGCGGTTCGGGACGCGAATGTCTCGGTCGCGCGGGTCGCGCCCAAGGTGGCGGACGATTTCTATCTCTCCTCCGACTTCAAGGCATGGTCGCGGGCAGTCAAGGATCGAGCCGGCTGGAAATGCCAGGCCCCTGGGTGTAGCCGCGCTGGCGTCCGGATGTTCGCGGATCATATTGTCGAGGTGAAGGACGGTGGGGCGCGGCTCGACGTGAAGAACGGGCAATGCCTATGCGGGTCATGCCATTCGCTCAAGACAGCAGCGGAGCGAGCCTCAAGGCGGTAGTGGTCGAGAGGGGGTGGGGGTTTAAATCCTCACCAATTTCCGTCTCTGCAACCGCACCCATCCTCATGCGCGCAAAAAATTTTGGCTGGCTAGAGGTTTGATTAGGCGGCTTTGAAAAGCGGAAATCAAACATCGCCATGACCGAGCCCGAAAACAAATCGCGGCGTGGCGGCAAACGCCCCGGCGCCGGGCGCAAGCCGAAAGGCTACGTCAAGCCCTCCGCCCTGTCCGATCTCAACCGCGCGGCGGCCATCGACACCGCGCCGCCCGACGAGATCGACGGCCTGGCGCAAGGCCATGCCCGCGACGTCATGTCCGCGCTGGTCAAGGTGCTGACCCACGGACGGAGCGAAGCGGCCAAGATTTCGGCGGCCAAGGAAATTCTCGACCGCGGCTACGGCAAGCCGACGGTGGATATCGGCGGCGACGCGGCCATGCTGCCCTTCATGATGGCCCCGCAACCTTCCGCCGCGCCCTCGGTCCATTCGGAAATCCGCACCGAGGCGCGCAAATACGCCACGCTCGCCATCGAGGTGCTGCGCAAGATCGCCATTGACGGCGCATCCGAAAGCGCCATCGCATCGGCCGCCAAAGCCTTGCTCGATCGCGGCCTGGGCACGGTCGGCAAGGCCCGCATGCCGGAAGAGCAGCGCGACCGTCCGCTCGGCAAGAAGGAAGAACTGGCCAAGGCGGCGGAGATCGCGGCCAGCGGCCCCTTCGCTACGCCGACGCCGCCCCGACAAAGGTTTTCGTAAATGCCGCCAGTCTGGACCACGGCGATCCCGGACTGGCGCGAACGCCTGATCGAGCGCCGCCCGATCATCCCCTTCGCCCCGCTCTTTCCGCAAGAGGCGGACGCGGCGAGCGAAATCTTCAACGATCTTCCGGTCGTGGACGTCGCCGGCAAGCCGCGCTTCGGCGACATCGGCCGCCCCTGGGTGTTCGACTTCGTCCGCGCCGTCTTCGGCTCCTATGACGCCGAGGCCGGGCGCCGCCTGATCCAGTATTATTTCCTGCTGATCGCCAAGAAAAACGGCAAGTCCACGCTCGCCGCCGACATCATGGTGACGGCGCTGATCCGCAATTGGCGCGAGTCGGGCGAATTCTACATCCTCGCCCCGACCAAGGAAGTCGCCGACAACAGCTACACGCCGGCCGCCGACACGGTGCGCGAGCATCCCGTCCTGCGCAGCATTTTAAAACCCTGCGCCGGGCGCGTGATCGAACACCGCAACACTGGCGCGACGCTCAAAGTGGTCGCGGCGGACAGCGAAACGGTCGGCGGCAAAAAGACCATCGGCCTGCTGGTCGACGAGCTGTGGCTGTTCGGCAAACGCGCCAATGCTGCGAACATGCTGCTCGAGGCCGAAGGCGGCCTGGCGTCGCGCCCCGAAGGTTTTTCGATCTACCTGTCCACCCATTCGGACGGCCCGCCGCAAGGCGTCTTCAAGGATAAGCTCGAAGAATTCCGCGCCATCCGCGACGGAAAGATCGACGATCCGAAAAAGCTTCCGGTCCTCTACGAATTCCCGGAGCCGCTGCTGAAGGACGACGCCTTCGGCGAGCGCAAGCACTGGTATATCACCAACCCCAACCTGGGCGCCTCGGTCGATCCGGAATACATCGCCGGCAAGATCGCCGAGGCCCAGCGCGCCGGCAAAGCCCAGCTCGCGGGCGTCTACGCCAAGCATCTGAACGTCCAGATCGGCAACGGCCTGCGCGCCGATGGCTGGGCTGGCGCCGAGCTCTGGCCGCGCCGCGCCGAAAAGCTGACGCTCGAAGACATTCTCGACCGCTGCGAACTGGTGACGGTCGGCCTCGATGGCGGCGGCCTCGACGATCTGCTCGGCCTCGCCGTCATCGGCCGCGAGCGCGGAACCAAGCGCTGGCTCGCCTGGGGCAAGGGCCTCATCTCGACCATCGGCGTCGGGCGGCGCAAAGGCAACGCCGTCGATTATCTTGAGTTCAAGAAGGCCGGCGAACTCACGGTTTTCCGCTTCGACCTCGACATCGCCGACCTGTCCGCCGGCGATGACGATCTGCGCGAGCTGATCGACGACGCCCTGCCCCCGCAAAAAACGCCGGAAGGCTGGACGCCGGACGTCGCCGAGATCGTCGGCGTCATCAAGAATATTCACGAGCGCGGCCTGCTGGCGAAAGTCGGCGTGGACGCCATGGGCATCGGCACCATAGTCGATGCGCTCGCCAGCGTCGGCATCACGCAGGACGAAGAGCTGCTGTTCGGCGTCCGCCAGGGCATCGGCCTCATGGGCGCCTTCAAGACCGTCGAGCGCAAGCTCGCCGACGGCTCTTTCGCCCACGGTGGCGGCCCGCTGCTGTCATGGAGCGTCGGCAATCTGAAGCTGATCCAGACGCCCACGGCGGTCCGCGTCGCGCGCGAGGAAAGCGGCTTTGGGAAAGTCGACGTGGCCATGGCTTTGTTCAACGCCGCCGCACTGATGACCGCCAACCCAGAACTGCCGGACGCCTCAGTCTATACCGCCGATCGCGGGCTGGTCGTGTTCGGCTGAACTACAAAAGAGAGATTTGTTCATGACGACGACGATTACGGTGCAGTCGCACAATTACCCCGCCCGCGTGCGGACCGTCGATAGATGGGAAGGCAACGTTCGCGCCGACGATCTTGTGCTTCGTCCCGAGGACGGGGTCCGGACGTTCCATTGCACCACGACCCGCACCATCGAAGTCGTCGATCTCGAATATGGCGAAAAGATCGCCGAACACGAAAAGCGCCTGGCCTTTGGCGCCGCCGTCGAAGCCCTGAAAGCTGGCCAGCGGGTCGCTCGCGCTGGCTGGAATGGCAAGGGCATGTTCCTGTTTCTGGTCAACGGCTCGCGCTTCAAGGTGAACCGCGAGCCTTTGCTTTCCATTCTCGGCGAAGGAACCGAGGTCGATTATCACGCGCACATCGATTTGAAGACGGCGCAAGGCTATGTCGTTCCATGGCAGCCGTCGCAGGCCGATGTTCTCTCGAATGACTGGCAGATTGTTTCTGCCGTAGGATAACCCGCTCTCGAAAAGGGCCGTCGACCACGGATGAACTGGCGACGCCCAGCAGGTCAAGTTTCGAGCGGCGGAAGCTGTGAACCCCGCGGCGTCACGTTGGGGAGAGCGCGGAAGTCATCACGACGCTGGAATGACACCTACACGCCCGGCCCGCTCGAATTCACACCATCCCCCAGCGAGGCGCGATGTCCAAGCATAAGCGCCAGTCCAAATCGGGCCAGCCGAAAAAGAAAAGCTGCGACGTCTCCGGCGTCGCCAGCCACGCCTTTTCCGCCCATTCGATCAGCGGAATCGACGTCAACCCCGCCACCGCGCTCAGCGCCACGGCGGTGCTCGCCTGCTTCCAGATGCTATGCGAGGATTTCGCCAAACTTACGCCAGTCCTTTACCGCAAGGACAAGGACGGAGGCCGCATCCCGGCGGTCGATCACGAACTTTACGACCTGCTCTACAGGCCCAATTCGTACCAGAATTATTTCGAATGGGCGGAGATGAAGCAGTTTTGGTTGCTCGCCCGCGGCAACGCCTATTCGGTTAAAATCCGCAACGCACGCGGCAAGATCATCGCCCTCATTCCCGTCTCTTCCGATTGGGTGGCGATGTGGGAGGCCCCGGACGGCGCCCTGTTCTACCGCGTCACGCCCAACGGCCTGCACATGCGGGCGATGCTCGCCGACGAGCCCTTCCTGATCCCAGCCGAAGACATGCTGCATATCAAGGGCTTCAGCATGAACGGCCTGCTCGGCGCGTCGCGCCTCGTGCTGGCGAAGGAAGCCATCGGCCTGTCGCTGGCCTATGAGCGCCAGGCGGCGCAATGGATGGGCCAGGGCGCGAGCGTCAACGGCGTGTTGACGACCGACAAGAGCCTGACGCCCGAAGCCGCCAAGCGCATGGCGCAAGACTGGCGCGATACGAAAAGCGGCCTGCAAAACGCCGGCAAGGTGTTGGTGCTCGAACAAGGCCTGAAATGGCAGAACACGGCGATGACGGCGGTGGACGCCGAATTCCTCGCCTCGCGCGGCTTTGGGGTTACGGAAATCGCGCGTGTCTGGCGCGTCCCCGCGCACATGATCGGCGACCTGTCGAAATCGACCAACAACAACATCACCCAGCAGGCGCAGGAATATATCAACCTGACGCTGTCGAGCTACACACAGCGCTGGGGCTGGAAACTCGACGTGGACTTCGGCCTTCGCGCGCAGGGCATTTTCCTCGAATACGACCTGTCGATCCTGACCCGCGCCGACGTCACCCAGCGCTACGCCAATTACGCGCGAGGCATCGCGGGCGGGTTCCTGACCCCCAACGAAGCGCGCGTCGACGATGGCAAGAACCCTGTCGCGGGTGGCGACAAACTCCTCCAGCCGTCCAACCTCGCCGCCGCTGGCTCGCAATCGACCGGCGGCGCGGCGGACGGCGGCGGCAGGCCGGAAGACGGCAGCGCTGAACAGAAACTCTGAGGCCCCTATGCCCAAAATGATGATCGACATCGGCGATTTCCGCCCCGCCCATTTCCCCGACAAAACGAAGGCCCCCGCCGTCCGCGCCGCCACTGTCGGCGACGTCGTCGCCACGGCCGAAGACCGCACCTTCACCTTCGTCTTTTCGGACGAATCGGTGGACCGCTACGGCGACGTGATTTTCGCGCGCGGCTGGGACCTGGCCAACTTCAACGCCAACCCCATCGCGCTCGCCGTCCACGATTCGAGCGCCATCGGCAGCGTCGTCGGAAAGGCCAAGAACGTCCGCGTCGAAGGGTCGCGCCTGATCGGCGACATCGAATTCATGAGCGGCGAGATCAACCCGCTCGCCGAAACCGTCTATCAGATGGTCAAGGGCGGTTTTCTCAAGACCGTCAGCGTCGGCTTCCAGCCGATCGAATGGGAACTGGCGAAAGACAAGGCCAGACCGCAAGGCGTCAATTTCAAGAAGCAGGAGCTTCTCGAAATCAGCATCGTGCCGATCCCGGCCAACGCCAACGCGCTGGTGCAGGCCAAGGCCGCGGGCATCGCCATCGAGCGTCTGGGCCTCAAGATCGAAGCGACCGAGGCCCCTGCCCCGGCGGCCGTCAATTATCGCGCGCTCGCGAAGTCCTATCGCAAGCGCGGCCTGTACGAACTCGCCAGCCTCTGCGACCTGCTCAACTACGCCGATTATGTCTGCCGCTGCGTCGAGCAGGAAGCCATCGACGAGGGAGACAACTCGCCGGTTCCGGCCCGCATGCGCGCCTGGATCGACGAAGGCAACAAGATTATCGCCGTCATGGCGGCGGAAGAAACCTCGGAAAACATTCAGGGCGCGCAAGACCCCGCCGCGACCGAAGACCAGATGGAGCGCGCGGTCAGTCGCGCCCTCGAGGCCGCCGGCCTGATCAAGTCCGGCAAGGCGATCAGCGCGGCCAACGAAAAGCGGCTGCGCGCCGCGCACGAACACCTGACCGCCGCGACTGAATGCGTGATGGCGGTCGTGGAGCCCGCCGACGACGGTCACGATCCAGAGCCCGACGACGACGAAGCCCGCGCCCTGCGCGCTCGCAAAGCCGCCGCCCGCGCCCGCCAGCAGGTGTTTATCAACGAAGCCATGTAATGCGCGCCAGACCATTTTCCCGACAATGGCAAAATGGTCGGCCTGAACCCCTTTCCGCCCACGGCGGATCGCCCACACAAATTGAGGCTTTGGGCAAGCCGCAACCGCAGCGTCGCGAGACGCCGCATCCCGGAACGCCGTGAGGCGCCCCATCAGATGGAGCCTATTTCATGTCTCTGAACGCGCTGCGTAAAAAGCTCGGCGAACTGACCGACAAGTTGAACACCCCCGCCGTCATCGCCGACGCCAAAGCCTTCGATGCCGTCGAAGCCGAAATCACCACGCTCGAAGGCGAAATCGCCCGGGGCGAACGCGCCCAGTCGCGCAGCGCCGCCCTCGCCCGCCCTGTCGCGCCGGGCAATGGCGATCCGGCCTCGGCCGAAGCAGCCCTCGCCGGCCTGCGCACGGCCCCAACCGTCAGCTCGATGGCGCGCGAGCTGCGCGCCCATACCCGCCGCGAAGGCGAAAAGGCCGATTTCTCCGACGCGCTCAGCATCGCGCGCAAAAGCCTCGGCTTCACGCCCGACGCCTCGACCCAGTTCCGCACGCTGGGCGAGCAGCTTCAGTCGATCCAGCAGCATTACGCCAGCAAGGGAACGACCACGGACTCCCGCCTCGTCCGCGCCCCCACCGGCGCCGGCGATGTGGACCCCACCGGCGGCGGCTTCCTCGTCCAGGTCGATTTCGCGGCCTCCATTTTCATGCTCTCGCATGACATGGGCGAAATCATCCAGCGCGTGAACAAGATCCCGATCAGCGCCACCTCGAATGGCCTGAAAATTCCCGGCGTCGATGAAACCAGCCGCGCCAATGGCTCGCGCTGGGGCGGTGTTTCTTCCAAGTGGGCGGCGGAAGGCACCTCGGGCGACGAGTCCAAGCCGAAGTTCCGCCTGATCGAATTCGATCTGAAAAAGCTCATCTCCAAGATGACGATCACGGACGAATTGCTGGCAGATTCGACCGCGCTGACGAGCATCGCCGCGCTGGCGTTCTCGGAAGAAATCACCTTTATGACCGAGGATGCGATCTGGGAAGGCACCGGCGCCGGCCAGCCGCTCGGCGTCATCAATTCCCCGGCGACGATCCAGGTCGCCAAGCAGAACGGGCAGGCGACCGGCACCATCGTCAAGGAAAACATCGACGCGATCTGGGCGCGCACTTGGGCGCGCTCGCGCAAGAACGCGATCTGGCTCTACAACCAGGACGCCGACCCGCAGCTCAACCAGCTCAATCAGGCGGTCGGCGCCGGCGGCCAGCTGGTCTATCTACCGCCCGGCGGCGTCGCCAATGCGCCCAATGCGACGCTCTACGGCCGCCCGATCATCGCGACCGAATATAACGCCGCAGTCGGTTCGCCCGGCGATCTCGCGCTGGTCGACCTCAGCCAGTACACCATCGTCGACAAGGGCGGCGTCCAGATGGCGACCTCGATCCACGTCGCCTTCGACACCGACGAGATGCGCTTCCGCATCACCTATCGCGTCGATGGCAAGCCGATGTGGTCGAAGCCGCTGACGCCGTTCAAGGGCGGCCTGACCAAGAGCCCCTTCGTCACGCTGGCGCAGCGCTGATGAGCAAGCCCCTCTCCCCGCATAGACCGTCGTAAGGCGCCCTATGCGGGGAAAGGCAGGGTGAGGGCTGGATCAAAAAACCGCGCCCGCGCAGATTTCCCACCATTCGGCCGCGCACCGGCCCGGAGACTTTTCCATGGCTAAACAGTATTCGCTTGTTCAATCTTTCCCGCCCATCGCGCTTCTGGCTCCCGCCGCCGACGCCGCCGGCCGCACCTCGCCCTATCGCAGCCTCATCAATGCCGAGAAGGCTTATGTCATCGCTCGCGTCAACCAGGGCAACGCCGCGACCGTCGCGTTTTCGATCAAGCAGGCGCAGGACGTTTCCGGCACGGGCGCCAAGGCCATTGCGGCTTCGGCGCCGATCTGGCTCCAGGCCGACACCAGCGTCTCCGATGCCAATGTGGCGCAGACCGCCGGCGCGAGCTTCACGACGGACGCGACCACCAAGGACAAGATCGTCATTTTCGAGATTTTGCCCGAACAGGTGCTGGACATCGCCAATGGCTACAAAACCATCGCCATCACCACGGGCGCGTCGAACGTCGCCAATATCACGGCGGCCGAGCTGATCGTGCTGCGCAATTATCAGGGCGATTCCTCCCCCACCACCTACGCCTGATCCTTTCGCAGATCCGGCCTTCCCGCGCGCGTTCGGAACGCGCTGCGGGAGGGTTTGGCCGGCGCGCCGGGCTGCTGCCCCGGCGCTTTCGCCAAGCTCTGTCGCCAGCCCCATCCGCTTAGGAGAATTCCATGCCCGTAACCAACATCAAATCCGAATGGCGCGGTGGCGTCCTGCATCATTTCGACGTGGCTACGCAGGAAACGACCGTGTCCGCGTCCGCCTTTCAGTTTTCCGATGATTTCATTGACGCCGGGGCCGGCATTCCGGCCGCTGGTTCCCCCGCGACCGGATACGCCTGGGTCAAGAAAATCACCGGCGCGGCGCCGCCGACCTTGGGTCAGGTCGCCAACGCCGCCGCCGGCGCTCTCGCGGCCGCGCTCACCGCGACGTCGGAGGCGCAGGAATCCTCGCTTTATTTCAATGACTCGCTTGGCGTCGATGTCTCCAAGATCGGCCAGGCCGAATGGCGCGCCGCGCTTTCGGTCGCGCCCTCGGCGGCCGGCGTTCAGGCGTTCCTCGGAATCGGGTCGGCATGGGTCGTCGGTCCGCAGAACCTCGCGCGCTACGCAGGTTTCGGCTGGACCGCCAACGGCAATCTTCTGATCTGGTCGAAGGATGGAACCAACACCTATTCCATCGCCGCCGCGCAGATCGGCGGCGCGGCCATCGTCTCGGACACGAACCAGCACATCTTCAGGATCGACTGGACCAATACGCCGACAGACCTTGCTTTTTATTATGACGGCAACCGCGTCAATACGGTCGGCTCGATTACCTGGGCGGGCGTCGGAGCCAACGCGATCCTTCAGCCATTCGCAACGGTCTACAAGCCGAGCGGCACGGGCGTCGCCACGCTGACGATCGACAAGATCGACATTTTCAACACCCGGTGAGGATCGGCAAATGAGCAATATCCCGAACGTCGGCGACACGGTCGCCACAAGCGACGGCGCCGTCGGCGCGGTCTGGGGCGTCCTCCAGAATGAGAGCGGCGTCTTTGTCCAGTTCGCGGCCGGTGGAGCCTGGCGCGCCGTCGCTCCCGTGCCCGCTGCCGAGCCCGCTCCTGCTCCCGCCGAGCCGCCGACTGCCGAGCCGGTTCAATGATGAACGCATACCACCATAGGGCGATGGACGCCCGCGACCCTCGCCCGAAGGAACTGAACCATGGCCTCGCAAATGGGCGTGACGACGCTTCCGGTCACGATCGCGTCGGGACAATCGCTGTCCGGGCAAGTGGACATCGGCCCCAACACGCTGGTGGGGATCGTGATTCCTGCGAGTTGGACCGCCGCCGGCCTGACGTTTCAGGCCAGTCCTGACGGCGGAACGACCTGGGCGGAACTGACCACGTCCGCCGGGGCGGCTGTTTCCTTCACCGTCGCCGGCAGCCAGTTCATCGCCGTCGATCCGACCACCCTGCGCGGCGTCCTCAGCCTCAAGATTCGCTCCGGTACACCGGGCGCTCCGGTCGTGCAAACCCCGGCCGCGGTGCTGACGCTCGTTCTCAAGGCGCTCTGACATGCCGCGCAACATCGTCACCACCATCGTCACGGCGGCGACGGTGCGCGGCCTGACCGATCTTGCGACCGTGCAAGACGATTGGGGCATTTCCGGCACCGCTGACGACGGGTTTCTCTCACGCGCGATCACCCGCTGCAGCCGAGCGGCCGAGCAATTCTGCAACCGCGTTTTTGCATTGGAAACCGTGCAGGACATGATTTCGCTTCGCCGCGACCCATGGCCCGGCGCCATCGTCGAGCGGCCAGACTTGCTCCAGCTCACGCGCTGGCCCATCGTCACGATCGCCAGCGTCACGGTCGATGGAACGGTCCTGACCGAAGGCGCCGATTTCGTCACCGATCAGGCCGCCGGCCAGTTGCAGCGCCTCGACGCGAACGGCAACGCGCGCGCCTGGACTGGCGTGACCATAGTCGCGATCTATACCTCTGGCTATAACCTGCCTGGCGCGCCGGCCAACGCCGCCGCCGATCCTTTGCCAGACGACATCAATGACGCCGTCTCGCGCATGGTCTACACGCGCTACGCCGAGCGCCAGCGCGACCCGCTGATCAAAAACGAATTCGTCGATGGGGTCGGACGCATCGAATATCTGACGCCCAATACCGATGGTAATCTGAGCGCCGATATCGCCGATCTCCTCGAAAATTACCGCGTCCCGGTTGTGGTTTGACGATGGCGACCGTCGACATGCGTCTCCAGACGATGACGCGGCGCATGATCGCCAAGGCCTCCGGCGGCGCGCAGGTCACGTTCCAGCGCTCCGTGGGCCTCGCGCCGAACATCACGATCGTGTCCGCGACCGTGACGGCGCTGGTCAAAAGCGCCCAACCCGGCGGCGACGCCCAAAAGGAAGCTGGCTACGCGGGGCGGGGCGCGCCCATCACGACCGCCCGCGAAATCCTTGTCATGGCGGACGATCTCGCCACGCAGGGCTTTTCTCTGCCGTTGGAAATGAACGATAGCGCCCTGATCATCGACACAGGCGAACGGCTCAAGATCATCCGCGTCGACATGAGCAAGCGCGCCATCGCGGGCTGTATCGAGGCCATGGGAGTGATCGACCATATTGGCGTCTTGCGTGACATGGTGCGGATCGACGCGCAATCGCAAAACATCGACGATGCGCGCAATATCGTCACAACGTGGACGACTGTTTGCACGACCATGGCGCGGATGGCGCGCAAATCGGCGGAAACCGTCGAGCGCGCGGGCCGCGACGAAGGCCTGCGCCATTTCGAATGCGTTATCCCCTGGCGCGCCGACGTCGGCGCCAATAACCGGCTGCATTGGCTGGGCCGAAATTTTGACGTTCAAGGCGCGATCAACCTGGACGGTTTGCGTCAATACCTGACGCTTGACCTACTCGAGCGCGCCGCCGATAGCGACGCCGGCGCCTTGGATGTCTGACGAAAGGGTGTGGCATGACCGCGCTTGACGCCACCGCAGCGCTGCTCAAGGGCGTGAGCGCGGTCCTTCTTGACGATGCGACGCTCAACCCGCTTTTGGCCGGCAATAAAATCATGGTGCGCGCGCCGTCGAACGCGCTGACGCCTTATCTTGAGCTCGATATTCGCGCGACCGATTGGTCCACTGCGACCGAAGACGGACAAGACTTTTCCATCACGGTCCATGTCTGGCACCAGCCACCGTCGCAAACGCCCGAAACCGGAACCGCAATGGCCTTGATGGGCCATGTTCGCAGGATCCTCCATTGCGCGGCGCTCGCGCTCGATGCGCCTTTTAATTTGGTTCTCTGCCGCGTTCAGATGCAGCGCGGGCCGTACAACGACCCTGACGGGTCCACGCTTCATGGCGTCGTCATGGTGCGCGCCGTCGTCGATCACGCCTGAAACCCTTGAAATCCAGGAGAAAACAAGATGGTCGCAACCGCAGGGCGCACATGGGCGCTTTCCATTTACATCGGCAATGCCTATGTGGCCATCGGCGGCCTGAAAACCCGATCGTTCACGGCGAATAACACCAACATCGACGTGACCACGGCGGACAGCGCAGGCCGCTGGCGCGAACTCCTTGGCGGCGCGGGCATCCAGTCGCTCGACATCGATTTTGCCGGCGCCTGTCAAACGGATGCGGCTTACAAGACGCTATTCACCGCCGTCACGACAAGCGCGCTGCAAACCATTCGCCTTGCCACCAACGGGATTCAGATCGACGGGACGTTCCTGGTCGATAACCTCAAGGCTGACGGCCCGTTCAATGAGGCTGTGACCTTCGAGGGCAAGCTTTTGTCGTCCGGTCAGCCCACCTTCACCTATTCCTGATCCTGACGCCTAAGGAGCCATCCCAATGTCCGCAATCGCCATCCAAACCCTTTCCGTTGCCGGCGTCACACCGACCTATCAGGCCGCGACCAATTCCGACACGATCCCCGGCGCCACAAACGACGAACGGCTGTATATTCATGCCAAAAACAGCAACGCCGCAACCGCGACCATCACCATCCAGCCAGTTTCTCCTCTGACGGCCAAGGTTCCCGGCGTCGGCGTCGTCTCCGTCCCCCCCATCGCCGTGACGGTTCCGGCCACGACGGGAGACAAGTTGATCGGCCCGATCCCCGCCGCCTATATCGACGCGACCGGGACCATCACGCTGGCCAATTCGGGCACCATCACCAACCTGACGGTGGCGGCCTTCCGCCTGCCGCCGCAATCGTACTGAGGGCGCACGCATGGTCAACAGGGCGCGTGGCGAGGCCAAGATCACGCTTGGCGGCAAGGAATTTGGCGTCGCGCTCGGCATTGGCGCGCTTGCCGAGTTGGAAGATTCTTTCGGCGTCGAGAATTTTGAAGAGGCGCTGAATTTCGAAAAGCTATCGGCCAAGCGGCTGAGGCTTTTCTTGCAGGCTATTTTGAAGGGAAACGATATTCCTTTGACGGAGGAAATAGGATTCTCCATCAACCGCTTTTCGGTTCCCGACTTCATGGCGTTCGTCACAGACCTCATGGCCGCGTCGGGCCTGTCCGAGCGCGCTGAAAGCGAACCGGAGGTCGACGGCGCCCCTTTAGCGGCAGAGCGCGATGGCGAGCATGGATGAGGCTTGGCCTCGGCGCGCTGCGCTATCCGCCTGATGTGTTCTGGCGGCTCACGCTGCCCGAATTTTTCGCCGCAGTCGACGGCTTGCTTGAGAGCAAGGGCGTCAAGCGCGGCCGCGTGCGAGACGCCCCGACCCGGGAAGAAGTTGACGCGCTGTTTGCTCAATTGGACAGTGAAGGGAGATTGAAGCCATGAGCGCATTCATGCAATCGACTGGCTTCGATCAGGTCACGAAAGACCTTGAAGCCGCCATTTCGAGACTTGACGCCGCCACGACCGCGGCGGCCCTCGAAGTGGCGGAAATGATGATCGATCGCGCCAAGGAGCTCGTCTCTGCGCAGGGAGAAAGCCAACCCGGCGCGCCGCCGAAAAATCTGACCGGTGAATTGCTCGCGTCGATGACTGCGAAGCCTGGCGACGTTCCTGGATCGGCCTCCGCCGTTGCGGGCGCATTTTACGCCAAGCATCTTGAATACGGCACGCGCAAAATGCAGCCTCACCCCTTCATGCAGCCCGCCTCGCAAGACATTTTCAAGGATGGCCGCAAGGTGATGAAATCCGCCGCTGATAAAGCGCTCGGCGCAAGTTCATAATTGGGTTTGACTTAGGGGCGGCAAATGTCGAGCACTGACGGGGCCATTGTCTATCGGTTTTCTGCGAACTCCAGTGATCTGAAAGCCGGTCTCGCCGACATAAAGGCGCAGTTTGCGCAATTGTCGGATACGGGGAAGGCCAAGAGCGCGGAAATCGTGCAGGCGATGGGGGGCATGGGCGCCGCCTTTTCCAAACTGACGCCTGAGGTCAAGGATCTTGTGGCGCAGTTCAAGAACGTCGGAGCCACCGCTGTCCTGAAGTCCGAACTTGCGGCGCTGCAAGAAGAGCTCAAGAAAACCGCCAAAGAATTCCGCTCGACCGGATCGACTTACGATTCCGAGTTGGGAAAAAAGCTGAAAGACCTTTCGAGCAAGGTCCAGGAGGCCAAAAAACAGCTTCGATATTTGCAGACTCCACCGGAAGCCGCAAACACAAATCTCAATACGCCCGCGCTCAAAACCCATACGGAAGCCGTCGCCAATCTCGGGACCAAGGCTGAGCAGACCGCGGCGAAAATCCGCGCGTATGGAGAGTCTATCGGCAATGCGGCCTATGAATATGGGCCGTGGACAGGCGCGCATGTGCAGGCGGCGCAGGTCATCGGGACGACGCTTGTGGAGGCGATGGCGAAGGCCAATCTCGCCGCCAAGGCGCTCTCGCTCGGCTTAACGGGAATCGGCGTTGCATTGGGCGCATCCCTGCTCGTGGTCGCGGTCGCGGGCGGCCGCCTGCGCGACCTGCAGGACACGGCCAGCGCGCTCAGCGTCAGCATTCAATCGCTGAAGGACCTGGGAACAGCAGGCGCAGGCCTTGGCATCGACGCCAAGACGATGAACACGGAGATGACCGGCTTCGCCAAGAAGGTGCGCGAAGCGGCGGTCGCCGGCGGCGATCTCGCGGACTTCCTCGAGAAGAACAATATCAAGATCAAGGACTCGCAAGGCAATCTTCGCCCAGTTCAACAGATTTTCGGAGACATTGGGAGCCTTATCAAGGCCGATGGAAACGAACTCGACAAACTTGCCGCGCTGGATAAACTCGGGTTTGGCGCGGACATGCTGCGGATGTTCGAGCGTGGCTCGGACGCTGTGAAGCAATTTGCCGATACCGCCGTTACGACGCAAGACGACACGAATAACAAGCTGGCGCGCTATTACGAGGAGCTTTCCCAAGTGTGGCATTCCACTATGGAAAGCCTTGGGAATGCAGCAATCAGCATGTCCTATTCCGTCCTCTCGACGGTTGGCGACATGATGCACAAGATCGAAGCGTTTTTCACGCAAGCCATCGCTCAAGTTCGGTCGCAAATCGCTTCCCTGACGGGCGACATGAGCGCGGCGCAGAAATTCGCCAATGACGCGACGGCGGCGGCCAATGCCGAGCGTCAACGCCAGATGGCGCAAGACGTGAAGGACGGCAACGCCAACTATCTCGGCAAGCTGTACGACCCGAAGACCGGCGACGAGGTCAAGGGAACGCCGCAAATGACCGTGCGCGGTTCCGGCGCCCCGTCGATCAAGGGGCTTTACGACAAGGACAGCGGCGCGGGCTCCAAAGCCAAATCGCCAACCGACGATGCGAAGGACAGTATCGAACGCTATATCGACAGCCTGAAAAAGGCCAATGAAACGGCCAAGGCCGAAGCCGAGACGTGGAACCTGTCCAACGTCGAGCGCGCAAAGGCTGTTGCTCTAGCCCAAGCCACGGCGGCGGCGGATCGCGACGGCCTTACGCTGTCCGCCAAGCAAAAAGAGCAAGTCGCCGCGCTCGCGGTGCAGACACAAAACCTCAAAGACAAGACGGACGGCCTCAAGGCGTCGTCGCAGGCCCTTGGGGAGGCGTTTACGAGCGCGCTCGATCAGTTGATCGTCAAGGGCGGCAAGTTGAACGACGTGATGAAAAGCCTTCTGCAAAACATGGCGTCCGCGATCCTCAAGGGCGCGCTGATGGGCGAAGGCTCGTTCGGCTCGATCTTCGGCGGCGCGGCGGGTTCGGGCGGCATTATCGGCGGCGCCCTGAAAAGCGTCTTCTCAGGCTTCAAGGCTGAGGGCGGCCCAGTTATGGGCGGCAAGGCTTATGTCGTGGGTGAGAATGGCCCGGAACTGTTTGCGCCGAACGGCGGCGGCTCGATCATCCCGAACGGCGGCAATGGCTCAGGCGGGAATTCGGGCGGCAACCATATCAACATCAACCTAGCTGGCGCGAACGGCGACGCGACGATTGCAAAAATCGTGACGCAGGCCGTGCAGGCGGGGCTTGGGCAGTTCTCCTCGCAGGTCCTGCCGGGACGCATCAATGAAATTCAGATGCGGGGCGCGTGATGGGGCTGTTTTCCGACGCCATCAACGCCAAAATGGCCGGGCGGGCGATTGGCGCGGTCCCGCTGGTCTTCTTCGACTTTGCGGGCGATCCGAAACGCATGTGGCCCGGCTTCGGGCCTCTGACAGTCGGCGGCTATACCTGGGACGGCTCGGGCGACTTCGGCTCTATCGAGGGGCTTGCGCTCGCCACGACGGATGCGGCGCAGGCGGTGACTTTCACCTTGTCGGGCGTCACGGCGGAAATGCAATCTCTGGCGCGCCGGTCCGAAACGCTTGTGCGCGGGCGCGGCGTCACCGTCTATTGCCAGTTCTTCGACGTGACGGGGGACGTCCCCATGAATCCTCTTGGCGACATGCTGGCGATCTGGTCAGGTGTGATGGACGTGATGACGTTCAAAGCGAACGGGCCAAGCTCGCGCGTCATCACCCTGACAGCGGAAGGCGAGAACGCAGACCGGCGCCGCGCTCCCTTTGGCCTTCTGACCGACGCAGATCAACAAGCCCGGTACAGCGGCGACACGTCGATGCGGTTTCGCCCATCGATGAAATTCAAGACGCTGCGCCAGCCGTGGTGATTACGAGCATTTTTTAACCGCTGCGGCATCCCGCAAAGCCCGGTCTTCGCCCTTGGCATCCGAAAGCGCAGCCTCGCTCGCGCCATTGTTTGTCATGCTGGCGACTGGAAGGCCCAACAGTAAAACGCCTACAGAATCATTGGCGCGCTTCTGCTCTTGCTCGGCGGTCGCGTTGACGAGCGACGACGACACGCGGGCCTGTTCCGCCGCGATCTGGCCGCAGGAAAGCGCGGCATATTTAGAGGGCTGGATAGGCGCGGGCTGGATTTCGGAAGCGTGAGACGCACACCCAGCGACGGCGGCGGCAAGCAACAAAGCGGCGATCCTCTGCACAAGCAATCTCCTAGAGAAAACGGCGAAAGCTTAAGCGTGAATGGACGACCTGACAACATACCTTCGTGACGCAGCCGGGGCCGCTTTCGACTGGAATGGGCGCAATTGCATGATCTGGGTTGCGGATTGGGTCAAAGCCCGAACGGGGATCGATCCTGCGGCGGGTTGGCGAAGCGGCGAATTCGATCCCGCGCGGGTCGATGTTCTGGCCTTGGCGACGGAAACCATGATGATTTTTGACGAAACGCAAGCCCCGAAGCGCGGCGACGTTGGCGTAGTGCTGACCGGCGCGCACGGCGCGGTGACGGCGGCCATCTGCACCGGGCGGAAATGGGCCGCGCTGGCTCCGCAAGGGCTTGCGGTCGCAGCGTGGCCCTGCGTTAAGGCGTGGTCGATCTGATGCCCGAAGCGATTGCGATTGTTCCCCTGCTTGTTGGCGGCCCGCTCGAACTGACGGGCGCGACGCTTGGCGGGATCGGTGTTTTTGGCAGCCTTGGCCCTGCCGTGTTCGCCCTTGGCGGGATTCCGCTCCTGTCGTCCGTATCCGGTCTCGCGCTATCTGTTGGCCTGTCCTACGCCGCGTCGCTGCTGGCCTCTAAGCCGGCGACGAAGAACCAGGACACACAGACGACGGCCAACGAGTCCGCAACGCCGCGCGTCCGAGGCTATGGCCGCGCGATGCTGGGCGGCGCGCGCATTTATTGGGATAACATCTACAACGGCGCGTCTTACCGCGCGGTCATCATCGCGCATTGCCAAGGGCCAATTGACGCAATCGAAACCTATTATTTCAATGATGACATTGGTGTTTTTTCTACCACCGCATCCCTCGGCGCGTCTCTGACCGTCATCTATCCGATATCGGGCGGCCTCGCCACCATCCAGACGATGCAGGGGACCGGGACGCAAAGCGCGCCGATCTTGGCAACAGCCTTTATCCCCGGCTGGACGAGCGCGGATGCAATCAAGGGGATTTGCTGCACAGTCGCGCTTTATCGCGCGGTGGCGCAAAAGGACTTTTTGACCAATTACAAAAACGGCGAGCCGCTTATCCGCATTGTCGCGCGCATGTCAAAAGTGTGGGACCCGCGCAACGGTTCGCAGAACCCGGATGATACATGGGACAACCCTTCCACATGGTCATGGTCCGACAACCCGGCGCTCTGCATCCTCGATTATCTTCGTCACCCTGACGGCAGGAACAAGGATCGCTCGCGCATCGACGTCTCGACCTTCATCGCCTTCGCCAACCTTTGCGACGAGTCTGTGCCGCTGGCGGCTGGCGGGACGGAGCCTCGATACCGTCTAAGCGGGACCTACACATTTTCCGACGAGCCGGCAGGCGTCATGCAGCGGATGCTCGCAACATGCGACGGAGAAATCTACCGCACGGCGGCGGGCCTGATCGGCATTCGCGGCGGCGAGTGGATCGACCCGACGTTGACCTTTTACGGAGATTCCATCCTTGCGTTTTCATTGACGCAGGGCTCTGGAAAAATGGTCACGTTCAACAGAACGACGGTCACTTTCACATCGCCCGACCACGAATATCAGCTGATCGAAACCGAACCGTGGGTTGACCCTGTCTCGGAGGCATTTCTCGGAACGCTCTCGACCACGGTTCAGATGGACATGGTCTCAAGCCCAACGCAGGCGCGGCGGCTGGCGAAAATCAACGCGGCCAAGTCCAACCCGGATTGGAAAGGCCAAATCAGCCTCGATATTTCGGGGCTTAACGCGATTGTCGAGCGCGTCATAACGGGTGTGATCCCTGACGACGATTTGGGCATCACGGAGACGTTTTTAATCACGAAGGCCAGCATCGCGGCGGATTATACGCGCGTCGATCTGGACGTGGTCTCGCTGTCGTCGGCAGCCTATGCGTGGACCACGGCAGAGGAAGGGGCAAACATTTCGACCCTTCCGGCTGGGTCGTCCACGCCGACAATCCCGGTTCCGTCGATCACGCTCGCCAACACCACGAACTCTTTCAGCATCACCGCAACCGCGCCCTCAGACACGAGCCTGCGCATGGTTGTCCAATGGCGCCTTTCCGGGGCGGGAAGCTGGACCAATACGCTTTCCCCCGATCCTGGCATTTGGGCCGTTTCGTCAGGCTATGTCGCGACCGGCCACACCTATGATGTTCAAGCGGAATTCGTCGCGACGAACTCGCTTAACGGCGGCTGGTGCTCTGTCCACAGCATCACAATTTAAGGGCCGGAAATGACGACTCTCCAATGGCCCGACAACGTCGTCCCGAACAGCATTGATTTCTGGCTGGACACGCCGACGCGATCGGGTGGCCCGTCGATCCTCGGCTCTGAGCGCATTGTTGGAACGCCCGCCGCCCGCTGGCGCTGCACGCTGAATTTTCGGGTCTGGGGAAGGGGCGGAGACCCTTCGCGGCTGCTGTGGTGGCGGACCTTCGCCAGCATCATGGCGGGCCGGGCCGGCTCCGTCGCCATCGGGCCTTTCGACGCTCTGACGCCTTCGCGCATTGTCGCGGCGTCGGAACAAGCCGCTGTGGTGGCGATGGCTCAAGCGCAATGGGCGAGCACCAGCGTCTCGTCTGTCTTTGGCTCGACGACGCCGTTTGACGACATGGCGGCGGTCTCATCCAAGGCGCTTCCCATTGTCCTGCCGGCATCCGGGCAAATCGGGGAGTTCGTGATTGGCGAAAGCCCTATCGGCGGCGTGCTGGACCTTACGACAAGCGGGCTCGGCTCTGTCATGGAGGCGGCCTTGGCTGGGGCGAGAACGGTCACGATTGCTTATTCAGGCGCAGGCACACCGCTGGCGGGCATGTATTTCGGCATCGGCGGCGCGGCGCTCTATCTCGCCAACGCGATCACGGACAACGGCAACGGCACGCTGACTATTGGCTTTTCGCCGGGCCTGCGCTTTGCCGCGGCCATCGGGACTGTGGTGGATTTTGAAAAGCCCAAGTGCGTCATGCGACTCATGGCTGACGACGGCGCGCGTGCAAAGACCGGCGTCGATTGGACCGCAGATACCACGCTTGATCTAGTCGAGGTCTTCTGATGCAGCAACTTAATTTGGTCGCGCTCAATAATTCGAGCTTCGTCCTGACGCTCGATTTTAGCCAGATCGCGGCGATTTACGGCAACCTCTCGGCTATCGCCGTGCGGATGCAGATCAAGTCCGCCACAAGCGGCCTCATCCCCAAGGCGGATTTCACCGTTGGCGGCGCGGCGTTCTCGGCTGTGGTCGATGCAGGCGGGAACACGGTGCGGTTCCTGGCGCCCCAATCGGCCATTGCCGCGCTTTCGGGCGACTATGTCTTCGACGTCAGGATTGAAATAACCGGCGTTGGCGAACGGGTCGTCGCGTTCGGCGTGGTCGAGTTCTTCCCCGGCGTGACGCAAACGACGCTCGGGACAAATCTTGTCGTCGGCGCGGGGCTTGGCGATACGGTTTTCGTGGTCTTTTCCAAGGTCGTCAACACGCCAGCGGTGTTCCCGTTCTCGATTGCGCAGATGCAAGATGCGGCGACGCGCGCGGCCGCCTCTGCGGCGGCTGCGGCTGCGTCCTATACCGCAACCGCCTCGGCAGGGACAACGGCGCTGGCGGCGGTCGCGTCAGCCGGTGCGGGCTATTCCAACACCGTCCTGACCACATGGCTTGCGGGGCTCCCGACCACGCTCCCCGCCACGGCGGGCCTCTGGTGGGTCAATAACGGCGTCCTCTCGCAAAGCTGAGCGCATCCCATGCTGATTGACCAGAACACGGCGGCGCTCGCGGGCGTCCCGCAAGTCTTCGTGCTTTTCCAGCAAGCGGCGTCAATCTATGGGGTTGGCGCCATCAATAGCGCGGGCTCCGCTGCGTCGTCTGCGCTGGCGGCTGCGGCCTATAATTATGAAATTACCATTGCTCTGAACTATACCGCAGCAAATCCCGGCGCGGCATGGTTTGCAAATCTTCCGAAGACGCTGCCCGGTTCTTCCGGTGTGTGGTGGCTTAACGGCGGTATCGTTTCCAAATCCTGAAAGGGACTTCATAAAATGAAAATGACCTTTAAGGCGGCGCTTTCCGCATTGACGGCGCTTGCCCTTCCGGCTGGCGCATTGGCCGCCGGGAGCTACCCTTCTCCGACCTTCCAAAATTTGACGGTGAACGGGACGCCGATTTTCCCGTCTGCATCTATCATGGAGTCGATGGTCTCTCATGCAACAATCAGCAAATCGTCGGCTTATACCGTGGCGTCTTCTGACGTTTGGGCGACCCTTATTCTGGGGGGAGCGACGTTTTACGCGGTGACATTCGGCGACCCGAGCGGGTACGCGGCGGGAAATTACAGGCTTCAAAATAACGACACCCGCGCGAAAAAGATCATCCTTTTTGGCGGCGCGACGTATATGCTTTGGCCGGGCCAAAGCGAAGTTATTTCTAATTTGAGCGGCGCATGGGTTCCGCTCAACGGTCCGCGCCGCTACGTCAAGAACCCGCAAACTTGCTACGTTGATAATGTGCTTGGGCAGATAATCGGGAATACCGATGGGCTTGTCGCGGGCGCCGGCGCGTTCAGCACGTTCCAGGGCTGCTATCAAAACGCGTTGTCTTATTTCGATACGGCAGGCGGCCCGTTCAACGTCTATCTGACCGCCGGCCAAACCTATACCCGCGTGGACGATTTCGCCTTTAATGGGCTCGTTTCGGGCTCCTATGGCACGACCGTCTACGGCAACGGCGCGTCCATCATCGTCGGCGGATCGACGACGCCGAGCGGACAGGCGGCAGTTTCCTATATCGGGGCAAGCGGGCAGGTCTCGGTTGGCAATCTGTCCACCGTGAGCTGCACGGCCCCGAACTGCTCCAGTTTCTCGATCTCCTATCCCGGCGAGTTGAATGTCTATGCCCCAGTGACTTACGGCACGACGACGCAGGCGCATAACCAGGCCAGCGGCCCCGGATCGGTGCTTTACATCACCGGGTTCAATTTTGCCGGGGCATCGACAGCAAACACGATTGCAGGCAACGCGCCCTATCACAATCAGGCAGCACAAGGCGGGTTTCTGATCGACTATAGTTCGAGCAATGTACTTTCCGCCAACGTGTCGTTCAGCGGACAGTTCGCGCTCGCTACCGTTGGCGGCATTCTTCAGGGTCCTAGCGGCTCATCTTATCCTTTGACGCTCGGGGGGCATACTGTCACCGGGCAGCGCTGGTACTCAAACATGAACGGCATCATCAACAATACGTCTGGATGCCCGACGAATTACTGGCCCGGATCGGTCAGCGGCGGCCCTTCCGCGACCGGCGGTCAATGCAATTAGCCCGCTCTGAGCGGCCCTTAATCCAAAAGGAAATCCCATGCTGAAGAAACTCGCGCTCGCGGGCGCCCTTTGCTGCGCTCTGGCGATCTCCGCTTGGGCGCAATCCGTCCCTGCGCAGGATGCTAACCCGGCTGCGTCGATCTTTGCTCACGGGCATATTACGACCGGCACGGAATGGCTGGAGTTTGCGAAGTCCAAGCAGGATTACGGTGGCGACGGTTCGGCGCTGACTGTGGGCGGCTTCCCGCTTGCCGTGATGCTGGCCAACGGCGGACTTTCGACAAATCAAACGCTGACCGGTTCGGGCTGGACAAACGCCTGCCCAACGATTTCGGCTAATTGCATTTACATTGGCTCTGACAATTCCAGTTCTTCCGGCGGCGCGGGGCAGGTCGAAGCGCTTTCGATCTTTCATAATTACGGCGGAACAGGCACGGCAGGCGGTCGCAACTCACTGTCAATTTGGTCCCTTCTCACAGCGGCGACCGACTCCAGCAACACCAACCGCAATTATGTAGCGGGTCAATTCTACGCTAGAGCAATGGCCAGCGATGGCGGTACGGACACCGGATCCGGCGCAAAAGGCGCTATTTTTGGAATTAACCCCTATGGTATTCTCGATGGAACCGCGACCAATTTTGTAAATGTCACGGGCGGCGAGGTCAACGTTGCGATTAAATCGGGCGGCTCATCAAGAATAAAAAGCGGCTGGTCGATTTCCGCGCTCCCTGTCGATGCAGTGCAAGGCACAAGCTACGACGCGGCGTTAATGGTCAGCAATCAAACGGGCGCTGTTGGCTGGAAAAACGGGATTTATTTTTCGGCGTCAAATGGTGTTTTCCCGCTTGATTCGACAGCTACGGTTTTAAAAACAAGCGGCGCTTCGTTTACCAATGGCATCGATTTCAGCAGCAATACTATCACCGGGTACGCTTGGCAATCGCCCGGCTTTACAGTGACTGGTATTGGTGTTGTCTACATTGGACAGCAATTACAGATGGGTTCCAATATTGGGATAGACTGGCAAGGCCGTTCCCTTCTGTCTTCGCCTGCCGATGGTAAGTTACTGATGACTAATCAGGCGTCGACCGGGTTCACTGGCTTGCAGCTTGGCGGGACAACCTCGTCTTTCCCGGGCCTGTTCGTCAATGGCTCCAAACTCGAAACGAAAGTGGCGGACGGAAGCGCCGACACCGGGCTTATCGTTGCATCGTTGTCCACAGCCATCGCGACCAAGACCGCCAGCTACACGGCGACGGCGACCGACAGCAGCCTGATTTTCAACTGCGCCGCGAGCTGCACGCTGACGCTGCCGAGCGCGTCGGCCAACACCGGCCTGATCCTGCGCGTCCGCACCATCGCCGCTTTCACAGTGGTGAGCGCGTCGGCCAATGTCGTCCCGCTCGCGGGCGGGTCGGCGTCGACCGCGATCCTCGCCGCGACCGCCGGCAAATGGGCGCTCCTGCAAAGCGATGGGACAAGCTGGCTGATCATGGAGGCGAACTGATGGCCGATCTACGCGCACATCGTCGGAGTCCTCGCCTTCCACAACTCATAGCGCGCCAATGCGCTCGCAAAAGGAGCTTGACCCATGGCTGATTTTGACTGGAAGCAGATTGCCGGCCCGCTTGCCACGGCGGGCGGAACGATCCTCGGCGGCGTGCTCGGCGGCCCTGCCGGAGCCATGCTTGGCCCGATGGTCGGGCATATCGTCGGGCAGGCGCTTGGCGTGGACCCGACGCCGGACGCCATCGGTCCCGCGCTGCAACAGCCAGGCGCGGCGGAAAAGGTCGCGACCGCGCAGGCGCAAACGCAGGCCGCCGTTCTGTCGGCGCAGGACGCGTATCTTGCCGATATTCAAAGCGCGCGACAGATGACCGTCGAACTGGTGCGCGAAAACTCGTCAATTGCATGGGGCGCCCCGGTCATTTCATTGGTCGTCGTCGTCGGGTTCTTCGCAATCCTCGGGCTGCTGATTTTTCATGGCGTACCGGACTCTCAAGCCGTTCTGATTTCGGTCGGGGCGCTCGGAGCCGCGTTTACGACCGTGTTGGGTTTCTGGGTCGGCTCGTCCAAGGGGAGCGCCGACAAAACCGACGCGCTCACGACACTTGCGCGGCGCGCCGCCAAATAAGCGACCGCGCGGACGATCGTAACGCCCGCGCTGCTCATCATGGGCATCACTCCGACGTCCTGATCCTCGCGCGAAAAAAAGGCAAAACCGCATGTCCGTCGCCTACAATACCGCTGCAAAAAACGCGCGGCTCGCCGCTGGCCTGATCGCCGCTGTTTCCGGGCAGTCCGTTGACGGCGGCGCCGGCGCCGGCAAGCTCGTCATCGGCACGGCTAGCATGGCCGCCGTACTGGCGACCATTCCGCTCAACAAGCCCTCTTTTACGATCAGCGCCGGGGCGGCGACGCTGATCGTGTCTCCCGCGCTTTCGGCGACCGCCGCCGCCTCCGGAACCGCCGCTGCGGCGCAAATTCAGGACAGCGCTGGAAATATCATCATTTCCGGCCTGACGGTCGGCGGCACGGCCGAGGGGACCGCAACCGGCAAAGATATCGTGCTCGCCGCGTCGACGATCGCGGCGGGAACGACCGTCAATCTCACCGGCGGCACGATTGCTCATTCTTGAGGCGCTGACAGATGGCTGACAATACCCAACTCAATCCCGGCGCGCTCGGCGACACGATCCGCACCATTGCGAAAACCGAGAACGGCTCGGCCAAGACGCAGGTATTCGTTCCTGATGTCGGCGGTGGCGGCGACGCCAGTCCCGAAATCGCTTGGCAGACCGTCCAGGGCGACGCACAACCGGCCTCGGCAGGCATCCCGCCCGACGCGCCCATGCTCTGGAACGGGACGACCTTCGACCGCTTGCGCGAGGGCGCGGCCATTGGCGCGGCGCTGGTTTCGCCCGTCGATAACGTCACTGGCATCGCGACCATCACGGCCATCGGCGTCGTTCTGGGCTTTCCGATCTCGACGGCGGGGCTTTCCAAGCTTTACGTCAATTTCACGGCTGCGACGTCATTCTTGGGAACCGTCAACTGGCAGGGCTCCAATGACGGCACGACTTGGACGCCGATTTACGCAGGGAATCTCACGGCGAGCCAGCTTGCTTATGGGCCAGCCCAAAGCACGAACAATCCCGTGGCGGGGCTGGTTTTTGAAGTTCCGCTTACGCACATATTCGTCCGGCTGTACTGCTCGGCCTACACGTCGGGCTCGGTCACTGTGGAATGGGCCGGGAAGGCGGCTGGGACTTACAAAACGGTCGCCGACCAGGGTGCGCCAGGCGCGCTAAATGGCGGTTGGTATCAGCGCATCACGGATGGCGCCGGAGCCGCCGTTGCCGCCGTCAAGGCGGCCTCGACGGCCGCCACCGCGACCGACCCCGCGCTGGTCGTGGCGCTGTCACCGAATTCACCGCTCCCGGACAATGTGCAGGGCGCGAGTGGGACGAATAGCGGCGGCGCCGCGCCCGGCGTGGTCGGAAACATCATCGGACCGCTTTCGACCACCGGCTTCGGAACCCTTTACGTTCTTTGCTCGACCACTGGCGGCGGCTCGCTGACGTTCTACGGATCGAACGACAATTGGGCGACGCAATGGCCGATCTTCGCGTCGCGGCGCGACTCGAATGGCATTTGGTCGGCCTCGACGGCAGCATCTCCGGCGGCGGGCCAGATTTGGGAAGTCCCTCTCGTCACCGCGCAAATCAAGGTGGTCGGTACGGTCGCGACGGGCAATTTCCAATGGGTGCTCAAGGCCAACGGCCCGTCGCGCCTCATCGTTGAGCAAGGCGTGTCGAATTCCGCTTCTGTGGCGTGGCTTACCGCGGGCGTCGTCAATAGCGTCTCGACAACGAATGGTCTGACCCAGTTGGCGTCGGCCATCGCGCCGGCTACGCCCGCAGCCACGCCGATCAAGGGCGGCGCGGGGCGGCTCTATATGCTCGATGTCGGCAACTCTGGCGCCTCTGACGTATGGGTAAAATTGTTCAATGTCGTGTCCGGTTCGGTCACGCTCGGGACGACTTCGGCGACGACGAACCTTTATGTTCCAAAGGGCACGCGCCAGACGTTCGGCATTGCCGACATCGGCGATTATTTCTCCACCGCGATCACTTATGCCGTGACCGGCGGCATTTCGCTGACGGACAACACGGCCATCACCGCCGGCGCCGTCTCGGTGAATGCTCGCTACGTCTAATTTGAAGGAGCGGGCGGATGCTGCTCGTTTTTAGCTCGCTTCTGCAATCGTCGGGGGGCGATTTCGGCGCGATTGCCGCGACAGAGGCCCAGGACACGGCCGCCTTTGCCGGCTCGACAATAAACCCGGTCGCCGCTGTGGCCCGCGCCACGCTGGTCGTTGAGCCCGAGATTCGCGTGCTCCAGGTCGCGCCGGAAATTCGTTCGTTGAGGGCATCAGACATGGCATTCGCGGGAGATTTCAAGCCTAAATTCGTGGCGGGCACGTCCGAGGTGTTTTCGCTCGACTTTGCGAAGGTTCTCGACACCGGCGACGCTATTTCGAGCGTGACGTCAAGTATTTCCGTGCACTACGGCGCCGATCCCGACGCGGCTTCGTGGTTGAGTGGCAGCGCCTACTTTTCTGGGACCGTTGTCAGCCAGAGGCTCAGCGGCTTGGTCGGGGGCGTGGTCTACGACCTCATTTTCACCGTCTCGACCGCGAACGGCAACACGATCATTAAATTCGGGCGCGTGACATGCGTCGCGGTCTCCGGTGTCACAGCCGCCGAGAGTGCGGCGCTCAACGCGGTTGTGAATCTGGAATCTCTCGTCGCGACCCTGGGGCAACTGCCGACGCCGCAACTGGTCGCGTTCGCGCAGGCTGTGACCGTCGCCAAGGAAAACAGCTCCAAAACGACCATTGTCGTTTTTTGTTCCTCGGGCGGCCTGGCGGGCAGCGGAGCGACGCCGTCCGCCGCCAACAACTGGGCGCCGCCGACCGGGAACTGGTCTGGCCTGCTCGCTGCCGCGCTCGCGCCGTCCGGCTGGACGGTCTACAATCGGTCGATTTCCGGCACGAGCACAGCCCAGAGCATCGCGCGGTTCTGGACCGATGTCGCGCCGCATATGCCGTCTCATGTGATTCTGGCAACGGGGATCGCAAATGACGGGTATAATATCCATGGCTATTTTTCGGGCGTGCTGGAGATTATCCGGCTGTGCAAACTGATCGGCGCCGTGCCGGTCATTAGGAGCGTTTATCCGCATAACGCCATGACCGCGTCGCAATACGCCGCTGTGCTTGGCCTCAACAGGCAACTGGCGGGCCTCGGCTATCCGTTCATTGACCAGATGAGCATTTTTGACGACGGAGCCGGCCATTTTATCGGAGGGACGACCTACACCAGCGACGGTCAGCACCTTGGTGATCCCGGCAACGCCGCGATGTTCTCGCAGATCGACCTCGGTATTTTCACTTCGTTCACAGGCGGCCAGTGGATCACGCCGAAAAAGGCCGGCGCGTGGCAAATGTCGATTTCCGATTTGAGCGAAGTCGGCATCTGGGCGCGGCCGACGACGGAGGGGCTGGGCGCGAACATCAGGTCTTTCACGCTGCGCGCGAGGGTCAAATCGCAGTCCGGCGTTCCGGGCACGCGTGGAGTCATGGGCGTCACGTTCCCGGCCTACAACCTGCGACTGCGGCACACGGGGCCTTATAATCTGGCGGACAGCGTCGGATCGCTCGTGACCTCGTCGATTTCGCCGCAGAGTGATTTCTCGGTGCATGACCTCGCGATGACCTACAATCACATCACCGATACCGCGGCGCTGTACGCCGATGGCGCCCTGATAGGGTCTGGAACCGCGAACGGGGTGGAGGACGTCATAACCGCCCTGTCGTTCGGGTCTCCGGTCGGCGCGGGCCTCTGCGCGTCCGGGCTGACATTTGCGGACATCGGCGCGTGGCAGACGCCGCTTTCCGCGCGCGAGATCGCGGCGATGTATCTGAGCGGCTATCTCCCGCGCAGCAGCATGATCCTCGACGCGGACCTCAGCACGCCGCCGAATGGAACGCTCGACGCCTACACCGGCGTCTGCCCGAACGCAATCTGCAACGGGATGCTCCCTGTCATCGGCGGATCGTGGCTGCCAGTCGCTGCGATTTAATTCACATCAACTTTGGCTGTATTGCCGCCGCGCTCGCCATTTCCTGAGCCCTGAGCGCTCTTTTCCTCACCCCGATCTAACCAGCCCCCAATCCGAACGCCCCCCTGCGACCGATCTGTCGCAGCGGTGACGCTTGCGCACGAAAGGTTTTGACATGACCGATTGGAACAAGGTTCTCCTGGCCATTGCGCCGCACGGTAAAAAGGCGATCCGCGATGGCTTCGCCGCCTCGCTGGACGCCTCCGTCGCGCGAGCCGGTCTGTCGTCCAAGCTGCGGCTGGCGCATTTTCTGGCGCAATGCGCGCATGAAAGCGATGGCTTCCGGACAACGACTGAATATGCCAGCGGCGCGGCTTACGAAGGGCGCCCCGACCTCGGCAACACTAGACCGGGCGACGGCCGGCGCTGCAAAGGGCGCGGCCTGATCCAGAACACGGGCGCGGCAGCTTATCGTTTGCTGTCCAAGGTTTTCGGGGTCGATTTTTACGCCAACCCTGAGAAGCTGGCGGAATTCCCGTGGGCTGCGCTCGCCGCCGCCCACTATTGGGCAACGCATGTTTGCCACGACAAAAAGCGCCTCAATGACCTGGCGGACGCGAACGACATCGTCGGCGTGACGCATGGCGTCAACGGTGGCGTCAACGGCTTGGCGTCGCGCAAGGTCTATTTCGCCAGGGCCATGCACGCCCTGTCCGATCTCAAGGGCGCGCTCGTCGCGCGGGCCGCCGAGGAAACCCATGCCGCGTCCGCGAAAGCGGCTTCCGCGACCGCCGTCGTTACCAGCGGCGCGGTGTCCGCCGTGCCCGTCATCGTACCAAATGAAGCGACCCACGCCGCGCTCGGCAGCGGCGGCCAATGGGCGCTGATCGCGCTCGCCGTCGCGCTCGCCGCCGCCGGCGTCGCGCTTTTCGTGTCCATCCGCAAACACAATAACGCCGCCGCCACGCTGACGGCCGCCGCGCAAGGAGCCTGACCCATGGCCTTCGATCTTTCCACACTCGAACCGCTGGCCGCGCAGCTCGCCAGGGCTGGCGCGCCGATCCTCGCGAACACGCTCGGGACGGTGCTTCCCTTCCCCGCCAACCTCATCGCAAAAACGGTCATCGGCTCGCTTGCCGCGGCTTTCGGCGCCAACGCGGACGACCCGCAAGACCTGGCGAACAAGATCGCGGCCGATCCGGATGCCGCGGCCAAGTTGCAATCCGTCACGGATGAGCACGCGACCGACATCGCGTCGGCGCTTGATTTTGCCCGGTTGCAAACCGACGCCACCGATCGCGCGCTGGCGCTCGAGCCGAGCTTCTGGGGGCGGCTCTATGTCGGCGGCGCTCGCCCGGGAATGATGTGGGTGGGCGTGTTCGTCGCGATTTACCAAATCGTCGCCGCCGCGCGCGGGGGGACCCTTATCCCGTTCGACGTCTATGCGGCGACGCTCGCAACATTTGGAGCCCTTGCCGGCGTTCGGGGCTACGAAATGGTCAAGGGCGTCGCGCGCACCTCGCTGGTCGCGCCCGCCGCCAAGCTGGCCCCGCCCGTTCGCGGCAAGTGAGGATCGAGCCATGGGTTTCGATATCGATTCCGCATCGAAAATCATCGCGATCATCACCGGCATCTTCGTCATCGCCGGAACGATTTTCGGCGTCATCATAGCGCTGCGGCTCTCGGCGCAAAGCGCGGCGACAAAAGCGAGCACGGCCGAGGCGACGGCAAAAGACGCCAAATTGATCGCGCTCGCCGCCGAGAAGTCGGTGATCGAGGTCGCCAAGGACCTTGCAAAATTCCGCGAGGAGGCCGCCAGGGAATTCGTCACCGGCGAGGCCATTCGCAGCATCGAAGGCAGAATCGAGGCGGTCGGGCGCGAGATGCGCGACGGGCTCGACGACATCCGCAAGTCGATGATCGAATTTTTCAGCCGGCGCACGACGCCGGCGTCCCGCTCGCGCTCCGATACCTGACCCAGGATTTTCCATGCCGATTTCAAAGAAGGACGCCCGCCTCCGCATCGCGGCGGTGGAAAAAGCCCTGCGCGCCGGTCACCGGCCGCCGGGCGTCGACCTGGGCCTGCGCGCGCCCGGCGCCATCGCCGTGGCGGCGGCGGCGCTGAAGGTCACCGCATCCAGCCTGCGCGCGTCGCTGGTAACGGCGGAGACGCTGTATGGCCTCAAACCCAACTGGAAACTCTACAAGCCGGTCCCTTCTGATCCGAATGGACCAACGAAAGCTGCGGCCAAACCCGAAGAGCCGCCGGTCGAGCCCCTGACCCTGCGTCGCATTGCCGACCAGCTCGCGCGCGAGCGGACGTTGCGCGCCTCGGCCGAGCGCGCGGCCGTGACGGCGCAGGGCCTGCGCGAGGGCGTTTTCCGGCTGGCCGCGACGCCGCCGGAGCCCGAAAGCTGGCAAGCGCAAAGCGCCGAGGATGGGCGCCATCGCGAAGTGATCGTGCTGCCGATCAGCGACGTCCACATGGGCGAAGTAATCGATTTCGACCAGATGGGCGGGCGCAACGCCTATAACAAAACCATCGCCGCGCGGCGGCTGGAGCGGCTGTTTCAATCGGTGGTGAAACTCGGAACGACGCATTGGCGCGGCCCCGCGCCGGCGGCGATCTATGTCGTGCTGCTTGGCGACCTCATCACCGGCGAAATCCATGAAGAGCTGGCGAAAACCAACGATCTCTTGTCAATCCCCGCCGTGCGCGAGCTTTCGGGCCATCTGATCGCCGGCATGAACCTGCTGCTGGCGTCGTTCGAATGCGAAATCCGCGTCGTGAGCCTGCCGGGCAATCATGGCCGCACCACGCGCAAGCCGGAAGCCAAAGGCTCCATCGTCAACAGCTATGACACGCTCGTCGCCTGGAGCGTCGAGAGCTGGTTTCGCGCGCGCGAGACGCCGAGGATCACGTTCACCGCGCCGGCCAGCGGCGACGCGCTGATCGACATCAACGGCTGGAAAATCCTGTTCACCCACGGCAACAATATCGGCTCGCGCGGCGGCATGGGCTTCATCGGCCCGGCGGCGACCATCGCGCGCGGCATGCAGCGCGTGATCCAGGACTATGCCGCGGTCGGACAGATCGTCGACTTTGTCGTGACCGGCCATTTTCACACGCCGATCGAGCTGGAGCAGGGATTCTGCAACGGATCCGTGCCGGGACCGTCCGAATATTCGATGCAGGGCCGCATGCGGTCGCATCCGGCGAGCCAATGGTTCCTGTCGATCCATCCCGAAATCGGCGTCGCGCGCCGCTGGAAACTGTTTCTGGGCCATCCGGACGAAGGCTCGATCTATCGAGGAAGGACCGCGCCATGATCGACCATAACAGGCTTGTCGGCGAAGCCGTGGCGCATGACGCCGCCTTGAAACTTGAAAAATCGGCGTGCGACCTTGCCCGCGTCGCTGGCCAGCTTGCGCCCGATCAGGACAACGAGCTGCGCCACATCGTGGCCAGGGTTCGCGCCATCGCGGCGGCGGCGAAGCCGCGCCCCGTCCCGCAACGGGTCGAGGTTCCCGGCGATGTGAGGGATTTCTGATGAAAATTTGCGATCTGTCATGGACCGGCGGCTTTTGGTATCTCGGCTCGCCCTATTCCAAATATCCATCCGGGCCGGAAGCGGCGTTCTTGTGCGCCGCCGCTATCGCGGCAGAGCTGTTGAAACAGGGGGTGCCGATCTTCTGCCCGATCGCACATTCCCACCCGCTTGCGCAATACGGTCAGATCGACCCGCTCGACCATAAGATATGGCTTCCAGCGGATCGCCCGATGATGGATGCGGCAACGGGTTTGATCGTCGCTCAGATGGAAGGGTGGCGCGAAAGCTATGGCCTGACGCATGAAATCGAGGTTTTCACAGCGGCTGGAAAGCCGGTGCTTTATCTCGACATGCGCGAATACACCCTGTCGGAGCGGCCGTAATGAGTGAGAGCAAGCCGACCAATCCCAAAGACCAGATCGCGGTGGCGAAACTGCCGCTGCACCTGGTCCCCTCGACGCTGCCGATCTATGCCGCGCTGGCCTTCGCCGAGGGCGCGTCGAAATACGGCGCCTATAACTGGCGAGCGGCCGGCGTGCGCGCGAGCGTCTACAGGAGCGCGCTCGACCGGCATCTGGCCAAATGGTGGAACGGCGAGGACGCCGACCCAGCCACCAACGTCCCGCATCTGGCCTCGGCGCTGGCCTGCATCGGCATCATTCTCGACGCCCAGCTTTGCGGCAAACTGACGGACGACCGGCCTCCGCCGGCGCCGATGGGCGAGCTGATCGACGACGCCGAACCGATCATCGCCGAACTTTTCCGCATGTTCGCGGATCGGAAACCGAAGCACTGGACCACAGCCGACAAGATCGACTGACAAAAGCCCCGCCGGAGCAATCCGAGCGGGGTGCTTTATGCGTTTTAGGCTCTAACAGTGCGGGAAGCGCGCAAAAAACCGTTAGCGTTCAAAGCCGCTCCGCCGAGCGTTGAAGACAAGTGGCGCGCGCCGGAACGCGCGCCACCATGTTAGACAAGACGTTTTTTGCGGTCCGATTTATCAGCCTCAATTGCTTGGCGGATAAAACTGGCGCTGCGGCTTGTCGCCGCCGTACACTCTCGGTTCCCTTGGCTTTTTTCTTCCCGGATCCTGCCGGAGGCTAAAACTTCGGCCGCCATGGTTAGAACCAGTTCGTCAGTAGGCATATGTTCGCGAAGATTTTCATTCGCGGGTAAGTTGCGGCTAAGCTTCAGAGCCTTTGCGGTCCCTCCAAATAGCTGCCTGTAGGTCGCGTCAGTACATTGCGCATACCCAAAACCGCTCACGCCGTGATCGCGAAGGGTATCGGTGTATTGGTTTCTCTTGGCTCGCCCCAGCGCCCTTATTGCGGCGCGCTCATTGGCTTCCGGCGACGCGCGCTGGAGGACGTCGTCCGCAAGGGAAGCGTCGCCAGACTTGAAGCGGAGGAAAACCTCGTTGACTTCGTAATGGAGCGCGTCAGAAAGGTATTTTGCGTAAGACAGCGCAATAATCGGGTCCGCCCAGACGCCGCCACCCCGACCGTTGCGAACACAATATACTGATAATACGGCGTCTTTTGACAAAGGTCCGGATTTTCCGGACCTTTTTTCGGCGACAGTCGCGACAAATCGAACCGTATTTCCAAGCGCGCCCCAATCCTTTGGCTGCTGGTTGCTAGAGAATCCGCCCGCTTTGTGGATATCGTTCAGGCGAACGCGTCCCTTGTCATCAACCCCGATGTTGCGCCCGCGCAACTTCAGAAATGTCATTGCATTTTCGGTCATTTTATATCCAGTTTATGCGACCAAATAACACTGGACGTCCCGCGCACATTCGGCATAGTGTGCAATTGCGAAATAGGACAAGCCAAGTGCTTGATCATAGGTTTAAGAGGGTCGTCGATTGGGGAATCGGCGGCCCTTTTGATTCTGCCGAACCGCTCAAATCTAACACGTTAGTCCATCTGAGTCTCGGCTACTGATCACGAAAATTTGTAGTTTATCAAAGTAATCATTATT